AGATTAGCTGCAATCTCTGCTTCGTTCCAACTTGCAGGATGGAGTACCCGCGAGAGGACCGGCGACCTCGAAGTTTGGTCCAGCCTTTCAACTCAGTACCTTAAAGCCCTTGATTATCTGATTAATAATCCCGGAACTCTGATTCCAAATGGATTGATGCCTTGGTCTGCTAACAAGTGCCCGAGTAAACTCATGAACATTGAAGTTTGTGATGGGGATAATTGCAGAGAAGCAGCTTGTTGTGAGACAGGTTGTGGATGTGATGATTGTCACGATGCGGGAACTACTTTTGAATACTCGGTAATCTAGTATGAGTTTCAAGTTAAAAGTAGATAAATCTGGTTGGAATAGTTTAAAGAAAGAACTTCTAAAAGGAGCTGATCTAGAGGTTCAAGTTGGTATTGTTGAGCCTACATATTATGGTTCAGATAACGATAACCTCTCTGTTGCTCAGGTTTGGCAGTGGCAAGAAGAAGGGCTTCCTGCTCAGAACATCCCCACTCGCCCAGCTATTCGTGTTGGTTTCATGACTCCTGTTAGAAAAGGATCATACGACAAGTTGTTTGTAGAGAGTATGCAAAGGATTGCCGAGGGAAATAGCACGTTCAAACAAGAGTATACGAAGATTGGTGTACAGGCTAAGGTAGACCTAAAGAAAGCTGTTGCTGATTGGGATACTCCGCCAAACTCTCCGTTTACTGTGTCTGAAAAAGGGTTCAATGACCCTCTCAGGGATTCTGACACTCTTTACGACTCAATCGATTTTAAAGTAGCTAATAGGGGAAGTAATTAAATGTTAAAACCTCAATTTCTACTTACACATAAAATCCCCCTAACTATCTATAGACAAGTTGTTGGTAGTTATGATGATGCAACTGGTGAGTGGATTGAAGGATCAACCACTGAGGTAGTTTTGCAAGTGAACATTCAACCTCTAAAACCATACGAAATTATGATGCTTCCCGAAGCTGATAGAACTCGTAATTGGGTTAAGTTTTATTCTGCTGATTATGCCCGCACACTTAAAGAGGGGACTGGTGGTTGGTCAGCAGATGAGTTCATTTGGAAAGATGCTCGGTACAAAATCATGAAAGTGGATGATTGGACTAATGGAATGGGAATCTTGGAGCATGTGAAAGTACAGGCTGCTAGGATTGAGTTGACTCCAAATTGAGGACATCATATGCCAATCTACAGTGATGTCAGACAAGCCATCCGTAAAGGTGTTATAGCAGCACTATCAGAATATCCCAATACTCCGGTGATTTTTAGCCATTCAAACGGAACTGAACCTGCCGAAAGCTATGTTGTAATTAATGTTTTGAATCTTGTTCAGCAGGGACACCATAGCACATCAACTCTAGTTAACGATAACGGAACACTAACTTTTCAAGTTGCATATGAAGTTATGGCTCAACTGAGTTTTATCGGAAGCTTGAGTGGTGATATGTCACAAAGCTTTAATAATAATATCAATAACAACCCTCTTACAAGGTTGGAGTTGAGTAGGAACAAACTAGGTTTTATGAGGAAAAGCCAGATTCGTAGGGCACCTCAGAAACGAGATACAAAATGGGTTGAGTATCATAATCTTGATGTAACTTTCAGTTATGTCGTTATTACTGACCAGCTCATTGATGCTGTTGAAGGCGTAGTCATTGCTGATGAGACTTCAGAGATTCCAGTAATTATAAAAATTCCAGAAAGTATCATTTATCCGTAGCAACGGCTACACAACAAAGGATCACATCATATGAGTGACTTGGACGACGTAGTGCAGGTTGTTATTACTGACCAAACTACCGCTATTGCCACAGCTTCTTTTGCTATTCCCCTTATCCTTGCTACGTTTACTAACTTTGCTGAACGTACTCGTACTTATCAAAATATTGCTGAGGTTGGCGGTGATTTTGCCACGACCTCTAACGTATACAAAATGGCCAGTCAGCTGTTTGGTCAGTCGTCAGTTATTGGCGCCACTCCACCATCTATTGTAGTTGGTCGTCGGCAAGTAGATACTGCGGTGTTTACTCCTACCGTTGCTGACAACACCACTTATACTGTTACACTTAATGGCACACCGTATACCTTTACCTCTGGCGCAGGTGCAACTGCCACAACAATTGTAACCGGCCTGAAAGCAGCGATTGGTACGCCAACCGGTATTACTGTATCCGGCACAACTACCCTCAGTCTTGCGCCAACTGTGCAGGGCACTGCTTGGAGTGTCGGTTCCTCGACCAATCTGATTGCTGTAAATACCGCATCTGAGACTTGGCCTGCTGCTCTGGTAGCTGTGGATGCAGAGAATGATATCTGGTACGCCCTTACTGCTGAAACGCAAGTGGCTGCTGAACAAGAAGCTTTGTCTGATACTATCCAAGCAATGGATAAAATCTACGGCCTGTCTTCTTCAGATGCGGTAGCTCCAACTGCCGGTGTTACTGATGTTGGCTACAAGCTTGAGGCTAAGAACGCTGGTCGTACTTTCGGTGTTTATTCTGCAACTTCTGCAACTGAGTTTCCAGCGGCTGCTTGGATGGGTAGTCAATTGGCTGTTACTCCGGGTTCTAATGACTGGGATTTTAAGCGTGCTAACGGGGTTACTCGCAGTATCCTTAGCTCCACTCAGATTGTAAACTTGCGTGCTAAATCATGGAACTTTTTCCGCCGTAAAGGGGGTCTTGACGTCTTCCAAGACGGTAATATGTTCGATGGTAAGCCAATTGACATCCAAATTTCTAAGGATTGGCTGAAGGCACGTCTACAAGAAGGTATCTATTTCCGAATCATCAATAGCCTGAAGATCCCAATGACTGATCCGGGCCTTTTGATTGTAGAGAATGAAATCCGTTCGGTTCTTAGTTTAGCTGAAAGTAATGGTATGATCGATTCTGGTTGGACTGTACAGACGCCGCCAGTTCTCAGCATCCCAGCAACTCTTCGTGCCCAACGTGCTGCTGGTGTATTTGTAATTCGTGCACGGCTTGCTGGTGCTATTCGTAGTGTTTCCATCCAATTCTACCTTTCCGTTTAATCTGGGAGATTAACAATGGCTTCAAATTATATTGGTAACTACTCCCCGGACGATTTCACAATTGTTATCTCGAAAGGTGATTTTGTACACACTGTAACAGGTTTTGCAGATGGCACCTTCGTTTCAATGAATCGACTGGTTCCAAGTTCTACACCTTATCAGGGTGTAGGCACTTCCAACTCCTTTGGGCGTGTTAAGCGAAAAGTAACTGGGATGACTGTTGATGTAACTTTGCATCAATAATCCCCATCTAATACTGTTCTTCAACAACTACAAATTGCTGATGCTCAAACTAGTGATAACACTTGGGTGTTCTCTGTTACCATCAAAGACATCAGTGGACAAACTGTAGTTTCGTCCAACAGTGCTATCATCGCCGCCCCTCCCGCTGTAGAATTCAGCTCAGAAACTTCTACCCGCGATTGGCAGATTTACCTGTTTGGCAGTGATCTATTTATTGGTGGTAACATTCCACTGGCCCCCTCTGAGGTAGCTGCTGTTGAAGCTGCTGGTGGCACAGTTGAGCAGCGGTGGCGGTTGAATCCTTAATGCCTAATAGGGGCTGAAAGGCCCCTAGTATTTTAAGGAGATAATATGGAATTAGCTAACTATTGCCCAGAAGATATTAATTGTTTGGCCTTTGGTATACCGCTTAATGGTTTTGCAGAAGGTACATTCATTACAATTAGTAAAGATAAAGTACCTTATGGGACCACAGAAACAGCGGATGGAATGACTGCGAGGTTGTTCACTAACAGCCAAACATATACAATCCAACTGACATTCCACCGAGGTTCTACATCCAATGATGTACTAACCAAACTATGGCAGTTGGATGAGTTGACACAAAGGGCTAAGTTTCCTTTATTCATTAAAGATTTGTCAGGGACTGATTTATTTTTCTCTACAAACACATGTATCGAATCTCTTCCTAATATGGTTCAAAGTTCAACTTTTGACTCGCGTACTTGGGTTCTTCGATCTTCACAAGCTGTGATAAATGTAGGTAGTAACCAAGATGCTAGCGGCATTCTACAAGATCTTGTTAATCTTGCGTCAGGTGCTGCACAAATTGTTGAAGGAGTTTTCTAATGTCGAACTCTTTTACAGTTAATACATACAGCCCCAAGGATGTTCTTTTTGAGATTGGTGGATATCAATTAACTGGGTGGCAGAGTATCACAGTCAATAGAACAGTAAAAGGATTTACTGTTATCCGAGGGATACGAGGAAAGAATACAAGGGTAAAGAATGTTGACACCTCAGCTACGATAACAATCTCCCTTATTCAAAGCTCCCAAGGAAACGATTACCTGTCCTACATTCATGATTTAGATTTGGATGAAGGTACAGCAAGGATTGCACTTACCTTGAAAGACAAGTCTGGCAGAAGCGTATTCTCTTCTAATGAAGCGTATATTACAGGTTATCCAACAGCTACATTCTCTGGTCAGTTTGAGTATAGAAACTGGGAACTGTTTTGTCAGACTACGGGTACTTATACCGTGGGCGGGAACGCCAAACCCGCGTCCGACTTACTTGACAGAGGGCTTAGTGAAATAGGTAAATTTATTGATAACATCTTTTAATTTTGTTTACAATCTATAATATTTCAACTATACTAGATGAACATAAATATGGTAGGTAGGAAATTCATGTTATTTAGTTATGAAGCAGAAATCAAAAAGACGAAGTTTACAGACCTTAAATTCTTTGATGATATAGTTACGGTTATTGGAAAGCAAGCTGACTCAAAACTCTATGTGGTTCATTGTAAGGTCTGTGCAGAAGATGTAGAACTCTACAAGAAAGGACTCTTCACTACCTCGCTCCCAGACCTGCGTAGGGGTCAAATCCCCTGCGGCTGTGCCAGAAATCCCTCATGGACGGAAGGACAACAACTTATAAGGGCCCATAGACTTGCAAATGAACGGAGCTTCGCATTCAAAGGTTGGTATGGAGAATACAACAGGAATAAGACTTATTGTATTTTTGAATGTGAAAAGCACGGAGAGTGGACTACAACCACAATAGGCGGCGCATGTAAAACAGGAAGCTGTTGCCCGTATTGTGCTCTAGATAGAATTGGTAAGTGCAATATAAAATCAGATATTGATATGGTTGAAGGGTTCTTTAACTCAGGGTCTTTTCATATAAATACGGTATTCTCTCGCAGCCTTAGACTGAACCGCAAAGGTTATCCTGATTATTGGTATGTAGAATGCCCTGTTTGCAACACGGTAAATGAATCATTAGCCTATCATCTAAAGTGTGGCAAGCTTCCCTGCGCGTGCTCTTCTCACAGTCAGAAGCAAGCTTATATAAATTTGATATCCGATGGTAAATTACCAATAGCTTTAAAGTTTGGTATTGCTCGTAATTCAACATTAATAATAGAAAAACAAGAAAGAATGTCAGTCTATTCTGTTGATAATTATGGAATTTGGGAATTTGAATCTGTTAGGGATTGCAAAGATGCCGAAAAGGAAATTAAAGCTACCTTATCTACGAATATTCTCTCAAAACAAGAATTTAAAGACGGTTACACTGAAACAACGCATGTGTATAACTTAGATGATATTGTGAAAATATTTGAAAGTTATGGCGGTATTAAAATTAATAATTTTCTGAGATAAAATAAATGGCAGCTCCACAATTTCAAGTTCTAGAACAAACAACCGTTACAGTAGATAATCAAGACTACCTTGTAACTGCAATGCCTGCAACAAAGGGCCTCATGTTTATTGAAAAGTATCAGGCAGCTATTGACGAAGGCAAAGCCGACCTTAGTCAGATGAAACAAGTCATCTGTAATTATGTATCTAAAGATAATATGCAAATTACAGAAAAGTCATTTGATTTTATTTTTTCCAAACGTTATGCACACTTGAATAAGCTTTATAAGGAAGTTCTTAACTTTAACTTCGAAGAACTTTTTCGGGAACCCGATACAGAAGAGTAATACAGTCCAATGGGCAGCCTGTATCGGGTAAAACAAGATTAGACCAAGAGATAGACAAAACCTTTTCTCAGCATTGGAGTATATACAGGATTGCAATGCACGAGAAAGGTGGTCTAGAATTAGCATCTGAGATGGAATGGAAGTATTCTACAAGGCAGATGTTGAAGCTTATTGAAATGTTGGATGTCTATGATTCTCTCCATCAGCAAGCTATAGAAAAAGCTAAAGCAGATAAAAATAAACCAAAGTGACGGAGTAATAAACATTGCAAATAGCCAAGTACTTCGCCAGTTTGGGTTTTGATGTAGACACCAAAGGATTGAAGAAAGTTGACAAGGCTTTAGATACTCTTGAGAGGAAACTCAAGAAGTTTAGTGGCTTTGGTAATCTGAATTTTGGTGTTGGTAACTTTACAGTAGATCAACGTAAGCTTGAGCGTGTACTTGGCAACGCGCTGGATATGGCAAGTAACCGTGTAGTGTTTGATATCAACAAATTTGTTGTTAATCAGGCAGCTTTGAATAGGACAGTTGAGCTTGCTATGCTTCGTGCCGGAATGGCACACCCAATGCATATCAACCCTCAAGTTGTTCCGGGAAATGCTCCTGCAACTCCGGGAAGACGAGCTAGAGAAGCTGCTGTCACAGGCGCTTTAGCTGGCGGTGTTGGTAGAACAAGGGGCATGCCTAGTCTGTTTGGTCCTGCTATTGCATTGGGCCTTGGGGGGTATGGTCTCGGTGCCCTGAATCAGAGAAACAAACAAGTAGTTGCAGCACAGTTGCAAACCAACGCAGTTGTTCAACAAGCCGGAGGAACTGCCGAGCAGGGAGGCCAAGCTTTTGACTGGCTGCGCGCTCAAGGTCAGAGGGTTGGTTTTAACTATCTTGAAGCAGCTCCAGATTATTCAAAGCTCCTCTCGGGTCTTACTGGTGCAGGGATGTCTGTTAAAGAGGGGCAAGGAGTTTATAAAGGCTTTGCTGAGCTGTCCCGTGTAAATAAACTTGATCGTGTGCAACAACAAAGGGTTTTCCGGGCCTTAAGTCAAATTGCTGGTAAGAATAAGCTCCAGTCTGAGGAACTTACAGGGCAACTAGCTGAATCTTTGCCCGGTGCTGTATCGTTATTTGCTCGTGCATATCAAAAACAAATTGGTGGCAATAAAACAGGTCAAGAAGCTATTACAGAGCTTCTTGATGCGATGAAGAAGGGTAAGGTTAAAGGGAATGTCTTGACTTATGCCGGGGCTTTGGCATCTCAACAAGCTCAGCCGGGGTTGGAGGCAGCCTCTAAAGCCTCTCAAGCTGAGCAAGCTCGTTATCAGAATACTCTTAGCGATATGGCCATAGTCTCCTCTAACTCAGGCGTAGAAGAGGGTTTTGCTCGTATTTTCCGCACACTTAATGCAGGTTTGAGTGAAAGTGGCGATCTAGTGAAGGTATTGGCCGAAGGCTTTAATGAAGCCACAAAATGGGCTGATGATCTATTATTATTTCCTCAATCTTTTATCCGTGCACTTGAGGGCAAAGATAGTATTGTCGCTGATTGGTTAGGTGTAGATAAGACTAAACAATTGCAGCAAGATTGGCAAAATATCAAGCAAATCTTTACAGATATTTCTTCCATCAAATTTGATTTTCTTCCAACACTTGAATCAACTGCAAAGGAAATTGCATCTATTATGAATGCAATTGCAGAATTCCAGAAGTGGAAAAGCGGATCCCTTCCGACCTCCGAGACAAGTAATAGCTCCACTGAAAAAGCTAATTTGTTTGGTCTAGAATATGCTTCACCAGCAGCCATAGTTGGTGATATCATAAACAACACAGGCTTCAATCTGGCTAAGGCCAAGGAACGCGGGCGTGCGGTCTATGATGATCCAACCTCACCTTATTATCATGATGCTGCTGGTTATGATGATCAACAAGCTGAAATGGCCAAGGCAGCTGCTGATGATAATGCTATGGGTATAGTGACCAACAATAGCAACCAGATTGACATTGTTGTAAACGTAGACGGTTCAACTCTTGCGGGTATGGATGCTAATGCACAAGCTCAAGCAATTGGTGAAGCTGTAGCAAATATGTTTGTTCAGTCTTTTGATCAAGTGAATGTTCAATTCCCAGTAAAACAATAAGGAGCCTCTATGAGCTTAGCCATCGAATGGGGAGACTCTTCCGTACAGGATGGGGGCTTCATTTATTGTGATGCAGTAACAGCCTATACACAGAATTATAGTGGTCAAGTGACAAAGCATCCCGTAGATACGGGTGGAAATATCACAGACCACTTCATTAAGAATAACCCAACGTTCACAATTGGTGCTGTGATTACCGGAGTAGATATTTCCACTGGTACTTACCTAATTCAAGACTTGGATGGTAATAGCCCCTACAACAGTAATGAAGCACCTACTACTGTTAGTGTCAACTCCACTGATCAAAGTGTGTTAAAGAAATTTTTACCAGATAGCATTGGACAGTTTCTTTCAGACGATCAGCCAGAAGTTATAGTTGATAGTAGACGTACTGATTTGATCGAACAAATTCGACAAGCATTGATTGACCTAACATCTGGTGTTATTTACAATGACAAGACTGGTCAGTTTGATCCTAGCATCCAGCTAGTCCGTTTGTTTGAATATGACAACATCTCATTACGTAAAGTAATTAACAACCTTGTAATGACTAAGATTACTTTCAAGGAAGATGCCAACACTGGTTATGCATTGTATTGTGATATTACTTTTGAACAAGTTACTTTTGCTTTTTTGAAGAAGACTACCATACCTAAAGATGTTCAAGATTCCTTGAAAAAGAAATCCGCAAGTAAAGCATCAAAAGGTAAGCAAGACAGCACACCACAAAATGTTGATGGTGAGAAGGCAGGCGACAATCACCCCAAAGACACAGATCCTCTAAGACAGGCAAGGGAAAATGGCTGATAAATATATTGCAATGCCCTTGTTTCCAGATCCTTTCTACACTTACACTATAGCTTTTCAGGGCGATTCGTACATTTTTGAATTTGTTTATAATGAAAGGGCAAAACTGTATTTTATGAATCTGCTGGATGCTGATAATAACCCTATCGTAATGGGGGAAGCTTTGGTTCCAAACTACCCTTTGTTTCTGGACTATGCAATATTCCCCCTCACGGGTTTTATCTGGATGGAAGAGAAAGCGGATATTGTCAGCGAACCTTACAAAGTTTACCCAGATTCAATTAATCAGTATTACAATCTTTTCTATATCTACACATAGGAAGACTAATGGACTTAATCCAGAGAAACCGCCAGTATAGACTAATAATTGGTGACTATAACTCTGGTGAAGCATTAGAAATCACTGATCTTCAAGTTCAGTTTGATATCAGTAAAAGTACGGATAACAAGAAAAGAACGAATTCTGCTTCTATTGAAGTTACCAACCTCTCCATTGATCATATCAAACTGCTTGATACGGACTATCCAGCCGCAGTGTTTGAGGCAGGCTATTTAGATACAGGTGGCCCTAAGCGTTTGTTTTCAGGCCAAGTTACTCATGTTTCTACGAGGAAGTCTGGTACGGATCGAGTTACACAGATACAACTCGGAGATGGCTACGTAGAACTCAACCATCAAATTCTTTCTGAACTCGTAGCTCCCGGACAGACTGTCAAAGATGTAGCTGAAGCTATTCGCAAGAACCTTCCCGGCGTATCTCGCGGCGTCTACAACGGTACAAATCTTAGTAATGAGATTATCTACGGATATCCCCTCATGGGCACTCCTAAAGAAATGCTTGATGGGTTAGCTGAGAAATACGCACTAGACACTCAGATTGATGACGGAGTGCTATACGTTCATAATAATGATCGTGCTGCTACGGAAAATTTTGCTCAAGCTTACGTTATTTCTAAATATACAGGGTTGATTGAAACCCCTTATCGTGTATCTGGGGATCATCGACGGTCTAAAAAAGATAAAGCTAAAAAACCCGGAATTCAGATGAAGATCCTACTTAACCCAGAAATTAAAGCTGGGGATATTATCTATCTTGAGGATACTTTGATTACTGGATGGCTTAAGGTTGAATCTCTTAGACATTCTGGAGGTTGGCGCTCTTCGGGTTGGTGGACTGAGATAAAAGCTGTGAGTTTAGAGAAAGTAGTTCAATCTGGAGCTAAGTGATGAGTTCTGAAGCTGTGGCAGCAATTCAAAGCACAATGACTAGTGCTTTTGATAGCTTAATGAATAATAAATATACTATCATTCCTTGCATCGTTGTTTCTGTAAGAGATGGCTTGAATGGGCAAATGGTTGATATACAACCAACTATTAATCAGCTCGAACAAGATGGCACCGTTAAAGAACGTGCAGTAATACCGGGTGTCCCTGTCTCTTTCCAAGTATCTAAAAAGTCTGGATTTACCTTCCCTATTGAAGTTGGTGACACCGGAACTGCAATGTTCTCCATGAGAAATATGGATGGCTTGAAGGGGGGGAATGGACGGCCATCTAGCCCGACAAATTTTGCCAAGATGGATAAAAGTGATGCGATTTTCTTACCCGGTATTCAACCTCCGGGGATAGCTGTTAACAATCCAGCAAAACACGTACTCACCCATGATACAAAAGATACCGTGCTATTTGGTAACTTAGGGGGTGCTGAAGCTGAAATTAGGATTAGGGCAGATGGTAGTATTGGTATTACAACTAGCAATATGCCTATTATTATTAATGGCTCCGATATCACTATTAATGCTGCGACCAGTTTAAACTTTAATTCACCCACAGCAACTTTTGATATTGACTCGACTACTTGGATTGGTTCCATCATTCATCAAGGCGACTATAGTCAGACAGGTAATTATACCCTTGTCGGAGGTCAGGCAACTTTTAACGGTGTAGTTTTCAATACACACCGTCACGCACCTTCAACGGTTCCTCCAAGCAACTAAGGAGTATCTTGTGGATTTTAAATTAGGGTCAGATTGGGACATCATCTGGCGAAATGGCCCTCTTCGAAAAGAAGAGACTACTCAACCCCTTACTGAAACTGTTGGTCGGAGGCTAAAGATCAGGCTTCAGACCTTTTTGGGTGAGTGGTTCATTAATACGGTCTACGGCGTACCTTGGTGGCAACGACTCCTCGGAATCAAGCAAACTTCCAAAGCTGCTGCTGATTTGATCTTCCAACAACAGATTCTTGCAGAAGAGGGAGTAAAAGAGATTGTAACTTTCAATTCCACTTTTGTAAACCGTAAATACTCTCTTTCTTTCAGCGTTCGTGTTGTCACCGGAGAGGTCACAGCCCCTATCGTAATTGAACCATTAAATTAAAGGATATCATATGGCAGGCGTAACTGACCAAGGATTTGCAATTAAAAGGCTAGCCGATATTTTGGCAGATGACAGGGCCTTGGCAGTGCAACTCTTTCAAGATCTTGTCCAACCCGGTGACACAGTAGATACATCCGATAGTTCGGCATTGGGGCGCCTCATTTCCCTAGCAGCCCCAAGTGAAGCTGATCTGTGGGAAGCTGCCCAAGAAGTTTATGCAGCCTTCGACCCAAACTCGGCTACAGTGATTGCCCTTGATAATCTTGTGGCTTATGGGGGCCTGACTCGAAAAGAGCAAACTTTCACCACAGCCTCTATTCTTGTTGCAGGCGATACAAATACCCTTATTCCTGTTGGTCAAACTGTTTCTAGTTCTACAACAGGAGAACAGTTTACTACTAGTGGCGCAATCTCTCTGGCCCCGAGTAATGCTAGCGGTATTACACTATCCGTTATTACTCTTCAAAACAGTACCGCTTATACAGTAACTTATTCAAATACAACTACATCTAATACAATCACGTTTACTTCTGATGCCAGTGCAACAGTCTTGGAGATTTTGAATGGCTTAAGGTCTGTAATCGTTAGTTCCCACCCAAGTCTTATTGCTACAGTTGTAGGTACTACATTAGTCATTGATCGTAATGATGTGTTCCAAACTGTAAACTTTACAACTTCATCTAATCTTGGTATCACAAAAGTTAGAACAGTCGGTGAAGTGGTAGCTACTGTAGCTGGGCCGGTGAATCAACCAGCAAACACCATTGATACCATTCTTACTCCTCTTCTTGGCTGGGACAGTGTAATAAATCCTGTTGCAGGAACTTCCGGCGAGAATCGTGAGACGGATGAAGAACTTCGCCTTAGATTCAGGAATGGTAAGTTTGATAGGGCTACAAACTCTATTGATTCCATTTATTCTGCTTTGATTAACACAGATGGTGTTACCGAAGTTACCATCTATGAAAATGATACAAGTGTTGTGGATGCTAACGGTGTACCTGCCCACAGTTTCCTACCAATCGTCTCTGGTGGTTTGTCAACAAGTATTGCTAATGCTATATGGGAAAACAAACCAATTGGTATCCTGAGCTATGGTAATACTACAGTAACCATCAATGATAGTAACGGCTTCCCTCACGCAATCAGCTTCTCTAGACCAAACCCTGTAGTAGTTTATATCACAATGGATATCACCACAGATGTAAACTTCCCGGCTAATGGAAACGATGCAATTAAAACCGCTTTGATTGATTACTTTTCTGCTAATTTCGGCACAGGGGATGATGTTATCTACAGCCGTCTCTACACTCCAATCAACTCAATTCCGGGTCATCAGGTCAACAGTCTTTACATCGGTACGTCCCCCTCTCCTGTTGGTGTAGGGAATATTGTAATTCCTTTTGACTCTATTGCATCTTTGTCCAGTGTCAACATCATCATAACTTAACGGAGGTAACTATGTCTGAGACTAATCCTTTCAACATAATTGATTACCTCTCTGAGGCACGTGGTAGGGTAACTGAACAATTCAAAACAGAAGATCACCCAATATTTGATAAATATCTTCAAATTCTTTTAAACGGTAAAATTGAACTACAAAACACCTTTAAAGATTTGATGCAGCTTCGTTCTATTGACACCGCCACCGGCGATCAATTAGACATTATTGGCGATATAGTTGGTCAACCAAGAGAATTAATTGATACTGCCCTATTAACTTATTTTGCATACCTTGGATACCCTGATGCAGAATCTTATGGTGACCTTAATGACAGCGGTGTTGGTGGATTTTATAGAGGTTTAAATGATCCTCTTGCTGGTAATACAATTCTTAACGATGAACAATATAGGCTTTTTATTAAAGCTAAAATTATTAAGAACAGCACTAATGTCACCCCTCTCCAATTTATCGAATTCATGCAATTCGTGTTTGGTATTGAAGCAAGTATTGTAGTGGCTGAGGGTAACGCCGAATTCACAGTAATGTTAGGAAGAGAGCTATCCTCTTTTGAAAAGTTTTGCTTAACTATGTCTCGTATTCTTCAGGCTATCCCTCCAGATTTGTACCAAAGCCAATCGGAGTAAGGGTTAATTTTGGTGAATTCGACATCAATAATTATTTTGGATTTCAGGGAGCACCAAATGCAAAAGGGTATGGTGATCTTACTTCAATAGCCAGTATTGGCGGGTACGGCGAAAGCTACGGTATAGCCTATGGTGGAGTAGATTCTATAGTAGTTGGTGGTGGTCGGTATGCTTCTCTCATATAAATTTAAGGAATATCATTTTGGCTGAAATAAATAAACCAGACTATAGCAAACTCTGGTCGTCTGGTGGAGCTATGGTTGCTCCTAGTGATGTAAAAATTCAAACTGGTTGGACTGCTGAAGTACCGCCTCTCCAATGGGAAAACTGGTCACAAAATCGACAAGACCAAGCCATTGCCCATATTATGCAACATGGTATTGCTTCTTGGGATGCTGCCACAGAGTAGCAATACGGTGTTAGCGGTTCCAAATCCTTGGTTATGGGTAGCAATGGCACTATTTATCGAGCTAAGCAAACAAATATTAATCAAAATCCAACTACAGATGTATCCAACACTTATTGGGAACTTGCTTTCGCTAGCGGCACTAACACTTATACCAAAGCAGAAGTTGATGCCAAAACAACACGGCGGCTTCTCAATGTAAGAGTATTTACCGCGGGCACATACACATACGCCCCGACAGTTGGGACTAATGCTGTTGATGTTGTGCTTGTTGCTGGCGGTGGTTCGGGTGGTAATGTTCCTGCAACTACAGCAAGCCAATACTCTGCTGCTGGTGGTGGGGGCGGCGGCGGGTATGCTCGAAGCTTTCTAACTTCTGGATTTTCTGGTGTAACTTTGATTGTGGGCGCTGGGGGCGCATCGGGTGCGACAGCTAATGGTACACCCTCAAGTTTCGGTGCATTATTCTCGGCCACAGCGGGTGGGGCGGCGAATGCTGCTGTCGCATCTACAACCCCATTTGTTTCTGCTGGTGGTGCTGGCGGGTCTGGTGTTAGCGGCAACATCAATAATTCTCTTGGGGGTATGGGTGCCGCTGGCCTTTCTTTTGGCACCCTTAACTTTCTTTCAGGCGCTGGTGGTGGGTCTGTCCTTTCTTTTGGCGGAGGCGGTCGCGCAAATATCGGTGTAGGAACTAGTTCTGTAATCGGTGCTGGTGGTGCTGGTGCAGCAGGGACTAACTCTGCTGCTGCTGCTGGTGGTGCTGGTGGTGACGGTATAGCCATTATCATGGAATATTCTTGAGTTATTCGTCTTTTAGGAGTTTAATATGACACAACAGACATCCCCATTCCTCGATGTGAAGTTCGGCTGGGCTTTGGGGGAAAGTAATTGGAATTTCGGGATGGATGAAAATCTCCTTAAATTCTCTTTCTTGTTTGATAAGAACATTGACAGTATTGTTTCAACACTGCCGGCAATTGTAAATGGTGAGACTCACTTTCTTACTACAGATAATAAGCTTTATTTTGCAGTTAATAATACATACTACTCCAGCCCAACACCAAAATGGTTTGTAGTGCAGTTAAGAGGGACAGGTCAAACTTACCAGTTTGATGGCACCACTCTCAACTTAGTAGATTCCATTTCACAAACAGATTCACGGCTTGATGCTGTCGAATTATCTCTGACACAGAAAGAGCCAAATCTTCCTGTAAGCGGAGATGCAACAAAGTTTTTGAATGGTACAAAAACTTTTTCAACTATCCCTTCCCCCTCTGTAATCTATACAGCTTCTGGTACAGGGGCAGTTGCAAGGACACTGAACACCCGTTTAGGTGAAACAGTTTCTGCTAAAGACTTTGGCGCAGTGGGTGACGGTGTTGTTGATGATACGGTTGCTCTACAGAAGGTTTTTGACGCTGTTCCTGCAAGAGGCGGCTCTATTTATTTCCCTCCGGGTTATTACAAAATTACATCTGCCTTGGTTTTACCGAACGCCCCGATTAAAATTTCAGGAGCTGGTATCAGTCAGACAGTAATTCTTCAGTCAGGTGCTAACCAAGACGGACTAAGATTCTCTGCTACAGGCACTAACACAATTGTTGGTAATGGAACTGTATACAAGACTTTTGAAGTTCGTGACTTAAGTATCATGAGGAATGGAACAAACGGTGGTAGGGGTATTAGTGCAGCTTGGTTGCCGATGACCAACAATCAGACCCTTTTTCTGGCAAATAACGTACAAATCTACAACTTCAATAATGGGGGTCAAAACTGGGCTACTGGTATTTACCTATTTAATGCCAATGGCACGATTATCGATAAATGCCATATTAAAGGTAATGTTTTTGATACAAATCTGACCACCGAAAACCCATATTCGATGGAAAGTGGTATTGAATACGCAAGTGATGGTACGCTAGGGCAGATTGATCATATTGTCAACGAAACTGTAGTAGGTTGTGTATCTAATGGTATAAAAGTTACTGGGTGGTACGAGGGGTTTTTTGTAGATAAGTGCGCCTTTGTTCAAGTACATCGCGGATGTTACTTGATTGGCGATGCTGTAAAACAAAATCCAGACTTCATGTTGTCCAACACCCATGTTGATTGTAGGTACAGGGCAGTAGACGCTACTAATATCTTTAAAGTAAAAGTTATTAATTGTGATTTGTTCAAGGCCGGGCATTCAACCGCTGCTGGATTCGCTGGGACATTAGTTGCTCTTTCTAACTGTCAACAAGCCTCTGTAATCGTAAATAATCTCTCAACGATTGATACGATACTTCCTGTTGGTGTAGATATCGGAGCCAACTCATTTAGCACAATTGTGAGTGCTAACCATGCCCACAATTGTGTATTTGGGGTACGGACCTCTTCCACCAATAATATTATTGGTAACAATAGTTTTACATTGTGCACCACAGGATTACAGCTTCAAGCTGTTGGTAATACTGTCGGAACTAACGTCTTTGCTAATTGCACTACAAACTTTTCAGATACATCTGCTGGCGGGAATGCTGTAGCTCCTGTGGAGTACCTGACAACAAGATCTGTAACATTTGCTTCAGGTCTGACTGAACAAATTGTAACTGTTCCTATTCCTACAGGGATATTTGATACAGTTCCTTTAACAGGTTTCATAGCCCCTGATTTTGTATCTGGTTTGTTTATAGTATTTGTTTACGACCGTGCGAGCAGCTCTACAACTTCTGCTGTATTCAGTATCAGGGAGTATCAAGCTGCCAGTATTGGAGCAGGAACGTACAACTTCCAAGTAAGGATTGGTGGACGTGTGAAATAACTTAAAAATAATGGAGATAATTAGAATATAATTATCTCCATCAATAATACACAGGCAAGATTAATGATAATAAGTAATGAAGGTATTAACCTTATCAAAAGTTTTGAAGGTCTTGAGCTGAAAGCTTACAGAGATTCTGTTGGTGTGTGGACTCAAGGGTATGGCTCTACAGGCCCACATATAATTCCAGGATCTACTATCACTGAAGTTCAGGCCGAAGCTCTTCTAATTAAAGACTTGTCTAGATTTGAATCCGGTGTGAATGAACTTGTTAAAGTTCCGCTTACCCAGAACCAATTTGATGCTTTAGTGTCATTTAGCTTTAACCTTGGGCTTGGTAATCTTAAATCCTCTACTCTGCTCAAGAAGTTGAATGGTAAAGACTATGTTGGTGCGGGTAATGAATTTGAGCGCTGGAACAAAGCTGGGGGAAAAGTTCTTAATGGACTAACTCGTAGACGTTTAGCTGAGAAGGAGTTATTTTTATCATGATTAAAAATGTAAAAGTAGTTCCTAATTGGCGTAAAGTGCTGTTCACTTACTCCTTCTGGACAAATATTCTGTCTGTTATCCTTACATTGATTGAAGTTATCTTGCCCTTTTTCGGACTGCTAGAGCCAATGCTTACTCCTGCTATCTATGGCGTATGTATGTTCACGCTAAACGTATCAGCAGCAGTATTCAGGCTGATCAAACAGAAGAAGCTCTGGCCTTCAGAGGAATCAAGTGATGGGGATAAGTAGTTTTGGAATAACCTTCTACATCATCCTAGCATTGTCGGCCAGTACAGCGGGTTTAGGTTGGCTTTCTATATCTCTGCACGACGATAAGGTCGTGGCTGAACAAGCACTAGCCCAAGCCATTAACGTCAATACAGAGATGCAGAAGTCCCTTAACTTGAAGGATTTAAGCTGTAAACAAGACGATAAAGATACAACAGAATTGGAATCTGAAAAGTCTATTTTAAAAACTAAGGTGGATGAGCTTTCTACTCAGATATCTAAACTGAAGTCTGGCATCAAAAAGCCTATTTCACAGAATAATCCAGAGGCACCTAAAAATGCTGAAGCAAACACTATTTTGGATGGGACTGAGCTTTTGTCTGATGATCTCGTCAGGATGCTCACAGAGTCCTATTGTCTCGTCGAAACCTGTCCTATTGTACCCACCGGACAGTCTGTTAAGTGACCCGTGTAAAGCTGTTCCAGCCGGGGATAGCTTGATTGAGTTGGCAATAGCTTATAATAAAAACACTGGATGCATCGGAGCTTATAAGAAACAAATGCAAAAGCTTCGTGATAATAAACGAGACAAGGAACTTCTTTACAAATGACAATCAATGACGCAAACAGCCGTATCAGCAACTTGTTCGAGAAGGCGTGTCTTGCACTTCTATCCCTCTTTGTATCTATTATGTTTATCAGTTATCAGGGTATCAATAGCGATTATAAAGAAATGCAAGCAACGATTACTCAGCTTCAAATGATTAAGGTTAACAAAGAAGACCTTCGAGAAGTTGAAGTAAGGCTCAATACCAAGATTGAATCCATTGGTGCAACCTTGTCAGCTAATTCTATGGCTAATAAGGCTGATATTTTGGGTAGAATGGATTTATACTTTGGTAGTTTAAAAAATAGAAAATAAGGAAGGGATTATGTTCTGGGTGATAGCTGAGCGTACCGTACACCTAACTACCCTACTCCTTCTAATTGTGATGTTATCCATAATTTTTACGAATAACAAAAGTGCTCATGACTTTAGCTCCTTGGAAATAAAGATAGAGAACGCTAGAAGCGATTTGAAAAAGGTCATATCCAATAATATGGATTATTCAGATGGTAGAATCAATAAGATATCTGAAAACCAAGATAACTATCAAATCCTTGTTGATCGAAGAATGCATATAATGGAGATGCAAGTTAAAGGTTTGGTGGAAGATAAGAAGTCTAGCCAGAAAATTATTAACAATAATAACTCAAACGCTGTCATCTACAGCGGTAAAGAACAATAATAACAAGCCAGTAGGCACATTAAGGATTGCCATGTCCTTATCTCAGAACTTCGCCCCGCGTCCGAAAGGATAGCGGGGTTTTTATTTGTCTATATAAAAGTTACTCAGTATGTTTTACAGCCGACTCAAATGTGGACAGTTCCACTTTCAGCTTCTTTTGTCTTTCAACTGCCAATTCAATTTTACTAGCAAGCCTGTCCCTTTTCTGGTTTATAAAATATTGTCCGGCGACTACTACAGCTAAGAGGCAAATTAGGATAGCAGCTACGTCAACGAGTGATTTTTCATTTTGACTCTTCCAAAGCCATAGAAAGCAATGGAGCAAACAGTAGTCCCATTCCCCCAATTACCAGTGCAACTATCCCGGCTGGTGTTGCTGCTGGAATGCAAATTAGTATAGCCCCAACCGTATTAATTCCCAAGCTTGTTAGTACAATTTTTGTTAAATTTTTCATAATTAATCCCACCAAGTAAAGAGTTTAGTTTTCATCATTTTACAAACCAAGTCAAGATCATTCTTTCGTACAGCTTCCCTCATCCTGTAAAACTTCTTGACCTTAATACTTGGTAGTGTATTTGGTTTCTGGTAAAACTCTCCGCCAAACATCTTACCTTCTGTATACTTAAACCCTTGAACTTCGTCTGTGTAATTGTCCTCACGAATCCGTTTAAGCAATGCAGACATAATCAGAAGCTCTTTAGCTGTATCATCAGAGCGCATCAAGTGTCCGTAATTCTTATGACATTCATGCATATCCTTTGCCGCAGTTTCCATGAACAAAAGCAATCCTGAATAATCCCACGAACGGTATTGACGGAGAGCTTTGTGGAAGACATAGAGATTTCTAAAATACTTCCATATATTAGCTACCTTGATTGTGTAAATCAAGTCTGGAATAAACAAGCAGATATTCTGAAGTTTATTGAAACCTTTATCTGTCAACCAATGGATTAGTGGTGCTTTCTGTTTACATTCTTCCTTGTGTTGATTCCAACCCTCTAGTGTGTTCCACTTAGGATTATCAAGGCCAAATTTAGTACGAATGTATTTAGATATCTTGCTGTGTGACCAGTAGGACATTCGTGTACGGTGTTGTATAAATCGCATTTTATTCCCTCCAAAAGAAAAATCCCACAAGCATCTCTGCCTATGGGATTCAGTTTAGGCTTCTTTCAAAGCTTTGTTAAATTTTATTTTCTAGGCTGAGCAAGCCACACACTCATCTTTCACCACAACCCCTGAACGAGAATAAATATAATATTGACTCAAAATATTCTCATCCAACAACACTTTCGTAAGCAGAGTAGCAATCAAATCTTCACTTCCATCTTCTGGAACATAAAAGTTGAGGCTCTGTCCTTGACAAGTGTATGGTTGTCGCTGACTAGCGTGTCGTAGAAGAATCTCTTGATCCATCTCAAAACCATTCAGATAAACCAGCTTCTCTTCTTCGGTCAACCAGTCAACATGTTGCACGGAGCCAAGGTTATCAATAATATCTTTTACAACATCTTCGCTGTAAACACCTTTAGCCTTCATTTCTTCGTAGAACATTGGAGGAATGCGACGAAGTTCTCCAACACTACTACCCGCATCAAAGATCATACCCGGATCAGGAAACCAAGATTCAGATACACCGCCCATCAGCAGACTGGAAGTTTTAGTTGGTGCATAAGCTGTACGGTGTGTATTACGAACACCATAACCTTCACACCACATTGGACTTCCATACTCTTGTGCCAACCACTGACTTGCACGAAGAGACTCATCATTCAAATGTTTAGCAATTCGTGTACTCAGAAACTGGGCTTCCAAGCTGATGTAAGGAATCTTCTTAGACTGGAGATATGTGTGGAAGCCCATAATCCCCAAACCAATAGCACGGCCGCGAATCGTAAACTCACGAACCTTTTCAAGCCCAACAACACCGGCAGATTTTTCAATAAACTCTGAACATAGGCAGTCAAGGAACACAGTACCAATAAAAACAGATTCACGCTCTGGCATTACATCCCAATGTACCAAGTTCTCAGAAGCAAGAATACAGGAATAAGTCAGGGCTTCAGAAGCATGAAGCATAATTTCTGTACAAAGGTTTGAAGCTTCAATAAACAAGTTCCAGTCTTCATACATCTTAGGTCGGTGACGGTTTGCACAATCTACCTTAAAGATATAACCTTTACCTGTAATCAGCTTGGTATATACAGCTTTAATCCAGCGTCGATTAGCTTCAGGATCATTAGCTTTCAACTTCTCAATGAAAGTATCTTTAATAATCCAACCATAATTTTTGCCGTTATGATCATGAGCGAGAGAATCACAAGCTTCGTCCCAATCACCATGTTCAATATCAAGGTAGGCACCAATAGAGCCATGTCGAGCACCACCCTGACTTACTTTAGATACCGCTGTGAAGTAATCATCAATTACAGTGACTGCTCCGTTAGCTTTACCGCCCGTTGAGATTGCACTACCACGAGGTCGGATATGGCTGAAGTTTGCACTTGTACCAAAACCTTGTTTGGACAACAGTGCTGTTTCTTTGATGCCGTCATAGAATTCTTCTACACTATCACCAACCACTTGACCAGAACAAGCAACCATCATTCCAAGATCAGTACCTGTGTTAGCGAGAGCAGGAGAACTTGGAGACAGAATACCGTCCCACAACTCAGTAAAGAACTTCTCCTCCCATTCAGCTTCACGACCTTTCATATGTTTGGCAAGAGTTTTAGCAATAGTTCGATGTCGGCCTAGAACAGCTTCTTCACCTTGATATGCATACTTCTCCTTAAACATCTGCCAACCTTGGGTTGTATACCACTCAGGTAGATGACCTTTCTTTTGGAGCTTCTTACGCTCTTTGCTGAATTGCTCAAACTTCTGCAACTCTTCTTCGGGAATATCCCCTACACTATCCTCAACCAACATCTTATACCAACTCCTTTTTAAAGCCCAATTTATGTTTACTCCAGTTACGTGTGTATTGCAACTGGGTTGATGCGAAGAAATCTGGAACCTTAACAGTAGAGAGCTGCTGATAGAACCAACCGCTGATCACACTTTGTTTACGATCAAACATCGGTGGCATTTCCAGACGATTCAGCACAATATTAATTCGATCTTCTAAGAATTCAATAAGCTCTTGTTTCTTCACTACTCGGTTCTTACCAACTTCAAACATTTTGTCAATGATTAGAAGTTCATGTTCATATACATCAGACGCAATCTTGTTAATCTTTTCTTTCAGAATATTATCACGTCGTGTGCTGTGATTACCCGCTTCTTTACGTTCTGCCTTACATTGTTTAAACAGATTAGCAGAAGCAATTGAGTGGAAATTCTCATCCTTAGCACTACCATCAATACCGCTAACAAAATGAGGAATCAAGTTGAATCCACGACTATTGAAACCTTTAAAGTAACCAAATACTGAGAAAAGAATTGCACCTTCCAAGAAGGCAAGAGCTGCTGTTACTTCCAATGCATCATTACTGCTTGCACACTCACTAATAAATCGAATTCGTTCAGCAAGTACAGGATCTTCCTTCCACTGAGTATAAAACTCATCAGTTGCTTTACCTAGTACTTTGTTTCCAAGGTCATAAAAAGGTGCATGGCTACCCAATTCAACATTAGCAAAACAAGATGCCATCCGTTGAATCTCAGGTCGTGGGAACAACTTTGAAATCTTGCCACCCCACAACTCATCTCCACCAATCATCAATTCGTACTGAGTCAGGATAGATTGTGCAGTTAGAATACCATGCAATTCCCCTTTAGTTAGATTAGTTCGGAAGTCTTGTTCATCATCATCAACCCCAAGTTCTTCAGCAGGCCAGAACAAGGACTGTTGTTGAATAGCCATCTCGATAGCCCAAGGATAATGTGCGACATACGAATCTGTTGGTGTTTCAATTTGGCTCAAATACTTTGACACATTAACTCCTCATTTACTATCCGATTGAATCCCATGACGTTCAGCATAATCACAGAAGTCGCCAGTATTCAAAATCTTACCCATGTTCTTTAGTTGAATTCGAAGATCAAGGCTGCTGTGCTCTAGTGTATTGTCCCAACTTGCTGATCCACCGGACAGCCACTCTTTTGTGCTAAGTTCGTGCCCTTGATACATCAAACAGTTGACTACCTTACCCTGAAGGTTTCGGTGTTGACAAACAATCTCCTCAACCCCCATCGAGGTATCAAATCCGTTCTGTTCAAGAATTTTATAAATTGTTTCTTTATCATTTTTACCAAATGCTTCAGCAAAACCTTCAACAAGAAGCAAATCTGAAAGTGAGAGATTAAATCCAACGGCCATTAGACTGCTTCCTTAATGTAGTAAGTATTTGGTTCATTGTCGTAATATGCTTCGCCATTAGTTAAGGAAACCTTAGTTACCATACTTTCGGGCTAGACTTTACCACCCGAGAAGTCATTATGATTCCCCATCGCTGGTTCACAAATGGTTGCCACATTCCACTCAAGTTTGTTCGGGTAGTTTTTTACAAACTCATCAAAAACTTCTTTACTTACTTTCTTAAAATTACTCATACTTCTACCCCATTAGCCAAATCTTCTTGAAAGTACTCAAATGCCGAAACATCATTATTTAGTGCAATTTCAATATCTTCGATAGTGTCAACGATGTACCTACTCGATTCTGAGACTGACATACCAAGACGCACCATATAAAGATTCTGAAGTTCTTGGATAAAGTTAGAAATTGTGTATTCGTTATTAATCATTTTATTTCTCCATCAACTCTTCAAGGAACGGGAAGTGTTCAATGATAACAGGTTTAATCTTTCGTGCAAGGTCTACGTGTTCTTTTTGTGTAACCCCCAGATCATCACGAACTTTCAGGTAAGTAATCCATTGTCGTACTGTACCGTTTGCATACATATAGCTCATTGTATTACCTTCAGGAAGAATAACACGAGCACACTCCTTAGCGATATTATTATCTAATGCCCAATTATAATTCTTTTTAACCAGTTCAATCACTTCTTGTTGCTTGTTCTCCCAAGCAAGTATCAGGTTAAAATCTTCTTCGTTAAACTTATCAAGCTCAATACTATTCTGACGATTCTTTGTGTCTTGTAGTCGAGCTTCACGAATTACAAAGTTCTGAGCTACTGCATAACGCTGGCTGAACTCTTGGAACTTGATACTTGAATGTCGCAACACTTGCCTTGCAATATCTCGTGGTGCTTCAATTTCAACTACGATATTGGACATATCAAATACAGACCAGTGACCAACTCGCATGCAGTATTTAAGAAGCCCTGCCGCTGTATCAAAGTTCTTTTGATTGTCTGGGTTACTCACTCTTGCGCAGAAGGCTGGAAGATCCTCTGCTGTCGGGATGAAGTCCACAGTTGGTGTTGTTACCCCAATTACTTGTGCTTTAATAAAATCAAACAACTTGCTTCTCCTTATTCAAATACTCTTCAACCTCTTTCCAAGTAATATCTGGAAAGTAAACGTACATCATGCCAGATTTAGCTAAGTTTGTATAGTCTTCTTTTGATTTAATAATGTCTTGCCAGATAAGCTTTTGTCGTTGTGTTGGTACATGTGCGTGAATCATAGCAACTCCTTTGGGATAAAACTACTCAAATCTGGAGATTCATGGTGCTTCAACTTAAGAATCTTATTATCATGAACTCGACGAATCACATAGTACAACGTCCCTTCATAGGTTGTGCTGTCAAGGTAACAATCAACACCAAGTTCTTCCAAAGCTTCCTTACTATCACAGGCATAAGTGTAGCTAGTTGTAAACTTCTGATCGTTATTATTACACACAGCATCCCAAGCTTTCTTTGTTTCAACTTCACCAGCAACTAGAAGGTCTTCTACATATTCGTTGGTGTAACGTACATCAGCAAAGCCGTCAACCACGCCAACCATATCTTCAGCTTGAGCAGCATCGTAGAGTTCTTGAGCTTCTTCTAGAACCCGTGCAGCCTGATTCTTAATTTGTTGCCAATATTCGTAATCTGCACCAAGATGTGGTGTGTTGCCTGCAATGTGGTTGAAGCGAGTAACGCGGTAATTCGACAACTTATTTCTCCTTAATTATTTCAAATATTCTTTGCAGAATTTACTTACATCAAACGTATTCGAATCTTTATATTCACCTTGTCCAAACAGCACACGCTTGTGAGAATCAAATCTTACCAGATTCTCAGGAAGGTCATCAATCATAGCCTCAACTGAGTTGTTCATTACCCATTTACCATGAGTCCCCATGAACTCAGTCATGAATGGGAAGTAACGTTCCAAGAAATAGTACTTACTTTTGTGATGCTGACCTTTCAAACGGCTAATAAACACAATACCAAAGTATTTACTTAACTGTTCCAGTTTCTCAACCGCACCTTCCATCGGCTGTAGGTTATCATAAAGATCCTCAGAACGCCAGAAGTCTAGCGGATCATCTAGATGCTTAGATGCTTCTTTGTACAGATTGATTGTATCTACTACAACACCATCAACATCCACACCAATTAATCGCTTAGGATTCATTTAATCTTCCCTGTCAACACAAGCTCAAGTTCAGCCAGTACGTTGAAAGCAGCATGTGCCAAATGAACAATATTACTCTCTTCATCAGTTCGTTCAATAGCCGGAATACCTTCAGCTTTCTGAATAAACCCTTTCACTCGGTGACGACTAGCAGCGGCAGAGAATTCAGTTTCAGCGTTAGGGAGGTTCTTGAAGTCATTAGGCTTATAACCTTTATTCTCTTCAGCCCAACCCATCACCTTGGCAATCTCTAGAATAGCGTTAGGGAAACCTTCATCAAAGAGCTGCATCTTTACCTTACCAATCTTTCGTTCTTCTAGAATTGGACGGGTAATATCGTCAACCAGATACCAATCACCGTTGTCAAACTTCTTTTCTACAGTGACCTTACGCCAAGTGTCGGTTTCCTTTTCAGCCATCTCTGTAGTCCAACTAATGGTATAGTAGTCCGTATCTGGATTAAGATTATCGATGGTATAAAGAGTAAGGTCATCTTTGCATTTAAATTTCTTATTTACAATCGTCATTCGATACAGCCTCCTTCAATCGTTTAATCTGCTCAAGCATATCCGCTTGCTGTTGTTTGAGAGTATGAACGAGAAGTCGCATATCGTCAAGTTCTTTCTCCAAAGTATTCACTCGTTCATACAGTCGAAAATCCATACCAATTCACCCCGTAATATTAGACAACAAAGAATCCCTCTTTTCTTTTGGCAAGAGATTCACTCGGCTACGACGTTGAACGCCAGTAACTTTATTCCGATACCGTTTGTATTTACCGACGTTACTATAATGGAATCCATCTTCTTCCCACACAGACATATCTAGAATTTCATCTACATAGACATCAAAGTTAGGAAGTGTGTTATCCCAACTACTCAAGATATCGTAAAGCTCTTCAAGACTAAGTACATCATTGATATTATAAAGCTTCATCTCAGCCCAAGCTTTAGGATTATTCTTCATACATTCCGCCCAAAGCAGATGACCAGCAAACTTACCATGCTCAAGTTTCTTGTAACGTGTACAGAGCTTATCAGTCATGTACTGCAATTTATTACTAGTAAACCCAAATTGGGCTTTAGCAATGTTCAGTGTGTCAATCTGCCGGAATGTACTAGGCTTAGGGTAGCCATTAAGTACCAGACGTGCATTGATCTTCTTCACATCAAATCGCTTACTGTTCTGACCAACAACAATATCAGCTTCATTAAGCAACTTCCAGAGATTACCAAGAAGTTTACTATCATCTTCGAAGTCTTCAGCTCCTTGAAGATCTTCATAGATAACATCATCAGATCCTTTCCATTTAGCACAGTAGGACAAGATTGACCAATCTTCTTGGATTTGGTTCAACCCAACATTTTGGTCAAACAGTCGCCATACATGTGCGAGGATGGGCTTCGTTTCAATGTCGATAAATAGAATCTTTGGGCCAAGTTGTTCAGGTTTATCACTAACGTTATTAAATACTTTACGCAGGAAATCAGATACTGAACTCTTAGGAACATTCAGTTGATTTGCAACCTTGCGCCATGAAAGCCCGTTCTTTGCTAGTGCTACCGCCTGTTGTTTCCACTCTACTTCACTCAACTTTCTTCTCCTTCGATTCAAGATATGCATATTTCAGACTAAAGAAAAAGTCTAGTAATGCTTTAACAAACGCAAGTGCTGACCAGAAGATCAAACCTTGCCCAAACAAGACTGCTGATAAGATAAGCCAGAGAACACAGATTATCTCTTCAATGTTACTCTTACTCACCAAGTCTCTCCTTCAATTTAACCACAAGCGTGTATAATTCCAAATTCATCTGCAAAATAGTATCAAGTATAGCCTGTTTCTCATAGGCGTTATATTTGACAAATTCGTCGCTAATCAAATCATTACGCAACTTCCAGTATGTTAGTGGATCAACTTCAACTGTGATTTCTCCAATAGGCTTCTTCGGAAACATATCTATAACACTTCCCATACCCACCTCTCAAGCTAAACACCAAGTTGTTGAGTCCAGATATTGAAATAAACACTAAACTGGATAAATTCACACCAGAAGATTGCTGTCCAATAATCTTTAATCATTTGAAGTTCTCCGTGAATTCTTCATCAGTTGGAATAGGCACACCGCCTGAGAAAGTTACATCACCAATAATATTTACAGTATTATCTTTCATAGCCAACTGAAGAAGTTTATCCACAGATGCTTGAAGTACAGCAATTTGAATACTAAGTTCTGTATATGCTGCGTTGTTTACTTTAAGTTTCTTGTCGGTCATTGTTGTTCTCCTAGCCCGCGTTAAAATCATTAAGGATAATTTCAGGATCACCGTTTATTTTAATCTCCTCGCAACTAGAGAAGTTTGAATCTAGCCAGAATTCTTTACTTTCATCCTTTTCGTCAGAAATTTGATTTTGTGCAAGCTCTTGTGCAGCCAATTCATCTTTTGCCCTTATAACGAATCCATGATTGCAATCCCAGCCGGGACTTTCCACACAGTAAAGTTTAAACAGTTTCATTCTTCAGTACCTCCCGTACAGCATCTCGCCTAGCCTGTGGATTCTTAGCAACCTTAATGCCTCGGTCACCAAGCCATTTATCAATTTGTGCAGCTTTTAGTTTACAAATCTTAATCACTTCACGTTCGATCTTAGCATCATCGAAAGAGATGTTCAAGGACTCACTCAATGTTTTTGAAAGGTGGTCATCTTTACAGAGGATTTGTAAATCATCAAAACCAACCATCAAAATGTTATCAAAGTAATCTTGAAAATGTTCAACCTTCGTGAACGGATATTTATTACCAGCGTATTTATGGTCAATCTCAACGTCAGAAAGCTTGAACAAACCTTCGCAAATCTCACACCTTACCAACCACTTGGTTCTGGTGCTATCGTCCAAATCAGGTATCGTTTTACTATATAAATAAGCTAGTTTAACGTCTGATTTCATCCAAGCTTGGCGTATAGCAGAGCGAACAATAGCTACAACATGTTTCTCTTGTGGTGAACCGTCTTCATTAAGTTTCTTCATGAGCTCTTTTAGTTTGTCTTCTCGTTTCTTGATGTCTGCTTGTGATGGGACTGTCATACTATACCCATCTTCTGCATAACTTCACGGATATCTACAAAGTCACCTTCCCAGCGTAGCATGTGAATTCCATCCCAATACATCTGTGCAATACCAAGATAATCTTTTGTAACCTCACGTCCACATTGATCAGTATAAGTTACTTCTTCAGGATACCACTTCTTGTAAAGATCATGAACTACTTGCCAACATTCTTTTTCTGTCTGCAAATCTTTCAATAGTTTGTATCCAGACTTCTCACCAAACTTAATACCAGCAAGATAGCAAGGGTTCAGCCCATCAATCGTATCACCAACGATCCATTGAAGATACTTCCATTTGCTACCGTGGCCTCGTACCTTGCCTTTCTCATCTAGAACTAGTTCACCTAGACCTTTGACAAACATTGGCTCTTGCATCCGGTCCCAGTTATATACCCATCCATCGGTGCCCATACTATCTTTATCTGTGCTACAACCAATGATTTTAGTCTTGGTTTTGATACCATCGTGTTGACGAATAGAAATTTTATCATCGGCTTCACCAATCACAACTTCAGCCTTGTGAACCCCTTTCAAATACTCCATAACTTCCTTAAGTTGGAGGGGTTTTACTAGTCCTGAGCGGTTTCCCTTGTAGCGTTGAGGTAGGGGTAGCTCATCACGAAAGTTGTCTCTTCCACTAAGATAAATCTCGTACTTATCTGTTCCGCAAGTTTCACAAATACCTTGGATCATTCGTTTAACTGTGTGTAAAGCATATGAGATATCTTCAGCAGTTTGTGTATCTGTAATCTCAAAGTCTTCTAGTGGAAACTTCTCACCAATAAACTCTTTAAACTCTGTGCGGTGCTTGAAAGCTTTAGTTCGTTGACTCGGTTTATGCAGAGCAATAATACCACGAGTTTCGTTTGCAGCGGAGGCTTTGAATGCTAAAAGATCTCCGTCAATTACTACTATTGGTTTCTTTGCCATACATATTTAACTCCTTTAGCTAAAGTTTATTGGACGGATTATATTATTGGTTTTCACATATAAATCATGAGCTTTTGCTGCATCAATTTCTGTTTCATAACTTCCGCAGCTGTACTGTTTACCTTTATACTTGAATCGACATCTCCACGGCTTCTTACTATTAGGTTCAAAGTGTACTCCAAGAAAACCTTCTCTAATTACATCTCTACTCCTAGTGGAATTCCAAGTCGGATTAATATCTTTGATCATTTTGCTTTCAAAAGAAAGGGCTTCTTCAGAAGTATCAAAACTGGCGATTATTTTCGTAGTAAAATTGATACCCATAAAGAAACATTCATTAGCTTCATAAACATGACTCTTACCAGAAATTAAATGCTTATATCTAGAGCCTGTGCCCTTGCCAACATAGACTACCTCGTCTTCTTTTATTGCGACATAAACATAGTATTTATTTTGTTTAGTTTCCATATATCTTCAAGGTTCATTTATAGAAGAAAGCCGCATATTTCAGCGGCAATCAAATTTAATCATTATACTGAGTCAGCTCTTCATACTTCTTGAACACAGCATTCGCAGCATCTTTCTTCTCTTCAAAATCACGTTTGGCTTCTAGCTTAGCAGCCGCTGCAATCAGTTTAATAACTTCAGCAGTCAAACCTTGAGGGCAGTCATCTTCGTTATACTTACTATCTGCTTTAAGTTGAGGAATATCTTCAGACAATACAAGTTTCTGAGATTCCAAGTCTGCCAGACGATCGAAGAGTTCTTTTTCGCTAATCATATATTTCTCCTAATAATTTAAATTGCTTGGATAGCTTTGAAAATCAGTTTCTTAGCTTCACTTTGGGTTTGTGCAAGTTTGTTGTCAATCAAGGCATCTGTAAGGTCGTACTCCCAGCCCGAATTACCGAATGGACGCTTACCACTAAAACCTTCATCTTCGTCCCACAATGTGAACAAAAGTGCTTTAAGATACCCTTTTACTGTGTCTCCCCCAGAATCATTTTCTTCTAGTGGGCAGTTCAGTATGGATTGAATATCTGTTGTCATAAATCTCTCCTCAAATAAGTGGCACAATCCCTGTGCCTGTGTGTTTCTAAGTGCTTGATTTAGAAAGGAATATCGTCATCGAAGCTATCAAAGTCTGGTGCTGGCTGTGGAGCAGTCTTGGCTTTTGGCTTAGCTACTGGAGTTGGAACTTCTTGTTCCTCTTCTTTTTCAGCAGGCTTAGCCTCAGTCTTTTTCACCTTATAACTAACACCCAAGACATCATCATCAATCGAATCAGACGAACCTTTCCATTCATAAGCTACGTGCTCAATCACTTGGACAGTGTCCAGTGTAACAGTCAGTTGACCGTCCTGATTCTTGTAGCCAAACAGCTTCAGGTTAACGACAGAACCATTGCCCACATTCTCAGTGAATGCATTACCTTCTGCATCAATTACGTTAACATTCATCGGCAAACCCTTCTTGCTAAACTCAGGCTTGGCAATGTTGAAGCCCCACAAACCATCTACCAGATCATAATTAGCTTTACCTTCTTCAACTTGCGAAGACAATGCGAATTTAATTTTTCGAGGGGGTTTGCTCGTTTTAGTGATACCAACTTGGGAGAAGGACTTGTTAACCATCACCTCATCCAGCAGACGATCCTTAGCTTCTTCATCAACAAAGACAGTTGCACTAAACTCTTTGTCTACAGACTGGTACTTCAGCTTTGGTTCATGTACTGCTGCGTAGTAAACTACAGCATTCTTGATATAAACGTTTGCTGTTTCCAAAGTACCCGATTTAGGCAAGTCACGAACGATCACTTCAGTTTTGTTAGTCATATTTAATTTTCTCTATTTAGGTGTGTATAAGTTTTGTTCACATTATTGTGAGGGTATATCTACGTTTCCGTAAATTCTTTTACTTCTCAGCCTTCTTGGTTGAGACATTCTTGCCAGCATTCTCAGCAACTTTCTTAAACTCTTGATAGGTATTCACTACCAAAGCCAACGAATGATCATCACTAATACCAGCAGCTTGGGAAGCTTTATACATTTTAATCTTATTTGCTACAGTACGATCAATTACAAAGTCTGTAATCTCGTTATACTCTTCTTCGTAAGCTTTCAAACCGTCCAACACTTTACGTGCAACTGGCTTGAACTCTGGAATCAAGTCAATATACTGGATAATCTCGTTCAGATCTAGCGACATCTTTTATTTCTCCTTAATTAATGTTTAGTTGGTTCAGTTTTCTTCTTAGCCACTTTAATCTCTGTCACATTCCAAGCTTCTTCATTCTCAAAAGGACTTTCACCCGAAAAATGATCACCAAACAATTGACTATCAAAAAAGCTCTTCACAGCCTGATTCATAGCATCTCGTTTACTAGATTCCCAAAGAAGGAAGTCCTGAATATCTGAGAAGACATATTCTACAGTGGAAATTGATGCATCACCAACTTTTTCTACTGTGTCTCGTAGGGTTACACTGCCCATACTATCGAGCAGCCTTAGTGGACAACTTCACCCACTCTTCCCGGAGAATCTTAGCTTCAGTGTAACCAAGAGATTTCACTTCTTTGAGTTCCTGCCGTGCTAGACTGCGCGAAGGAATATCATCTGCGAACAGATTGTTAGTGTCTTGGATTGTGTATGTGAATTTAGTTTGCATGTTATTCTTCCTCTTCAATAATTTTCTTAAGTGCTACAATTACGTCTTCAGCCATGCTTGTTTGACCAGTGCTGAATCCAAGTTCTACGTTATCATCAAATGGTTATTGTGCCAGTCTGAGATATCACCATCATTCAGTTGACCTGTGTAGGTCAGGTAGAATTCATTCTCAAAATCATGTTGACTTTCAAGACGTTCGATAAGGGCTTGCAGTTTATGTTTCATCTTTCTCTCCTTTACAATTTAATTTGTACATCTATTTTCGCATGATTTATTGGGTTTGTACAGCGGTATTTTCAATTTCTTTTCTTGCAAACTCAAACAGATCCCAACTACTACGCCCATTGAACACACTAGAAATCGTTGTACGTGGGAAGTCTAGCATAATTGCAATCTCATGTACACCTTTTCCTTGATGTGAAAGCAAAGCAATTTCACAAATTTGAGCTGGTGTTATCTTGCGGTTTGTCTTAGGACGATTTGCATTAATCCGTCCAGCCTCAATACCATCTGCTGTGTTTTGCTTCTGTGTTGTCCAGTACAAATTATCAACAAAATTGTTAGCTCGTGTATGATCCTTGTGCCCAACTTGAGGTAGTTTATCAGGATTCTCAAGAAAAGCAATAGCTACCAGTCTGTGAACATAACGAACTCTGACTTTAGAGTTTGGACCTTGTAGACCAACGTTCATATAACCAGCCCCGTTGTCATGCCATATCATATACTTTTGATTCTTTAAGTCAATCACTTTTCCAAAATTACTGACTGCGTAACGTTCTTGAATATCATCAAGAATAATCGGTTTCCACACTTCTTTCATTACTTCTCCATTAGTGAATATCTGAGTAGCGTTGTCCCGCTTGTGTTTCGCACCCCAGCATTCTCCGCAACTTAAATTTATGGCTTACTTTATCTACAGACTCTTTAATAAGAGCAGAGAATTCATCTTTAAACTTCTGACTATCTTTGACGCACAAGATACATTCATCCTTACTGTTGTGTGCTCGTTAGGCACCCAGCCTTTCAACTGGTGTCGGACTATATCACAACCTCAAAAGAGGTTCTTTGCTATTTCAAGGGCACTTGCCCCTTACTCCCGAAGGATAGTCTCTAGGCTTTTATGTCTTACGACAATTTAGCACGGTAGGTTGGCGTAGGACTCTTGCGTATCCCTTAGCTTTCCCCGTTTAAGCAAAGTTATTCAATGCAACTCACGCTGCAAGGCCACAATGATGTTTATGGAAACTGCCGGTAAGTGTTTGCTTACCGTATCTTTTATCTGTCTCTGTCAAAATATTATCAACCCACATATCAAAGAGATATGAGCCTGTACCTTGTGCCAGTGTTGAGAACCTATCAGCTTCAGAACGCAAAGCATAACAGAATCCGTTAATTGGATTTACAAGCCACTTACGACCTCGGCTGTCTCTGATAATAACTTGCTCATCAGCAATAGCCTTTACAGACCAGTTCAGTTTCCAGTATGCCTCATGCAAAGTCTTACCTTCTTTCAAACTAACGCCTGCTGCTTGAGCAATCTTGGCAGCCCCAGCATTGTAAACAGAAGCATAGTTTGTCGTCTTACCCTTCTTACGTGCAGCTTTTGCGTTTGAAGATTTTTCTCCACGTTTAAAGTCTTCAAACTCTTTTTGACTAATCATCTTAGCAGTAAGGGCCATCAGAATATGAGGATCGAAATCTTCTTCTTGCATTGTGGCTACATACTCAGGGTCATGAGGCAACATGAAGTTGTGCTTCACCCGATCCTCAAGGCTGCTCATATCTGACCCTAATAGAACCTTACCCTTACCGGCAACCAAACCACCACGAATTAACTCTCCGTGAGGCTTGTCTACTCCGGGCAAATTTACAATTTCACGATGCATGACACGCAAAGTGTTAGTAAAGCCACCAATACGAGCTTGCAGCCACTTACCATCTTTAAGGTCACGAATAAAGCCTTTGATGACTCCCAGTCGGTGTTTAGCCACGTTGTATTCTGCATACTTGCGAATAGCTGGCACATCTTCAGCCAACTCTAGTACAGATTCACACAGCTCTTTACCGTCATCACCACCAACACTAATCTGAGGGATTGCACGTTCTTCAGGCTTACTGTTTTTCCATTCGGTCCACTTACTGTTATGCGAGCCTTCCTTTGGTTTCTTTTCAACCCAAGCATTAAAAGCTTCTTCATCCTTTTCATAACGGAACGATGTCGGCACCCAACCATGTGAATAAAGCAGAGCTTTTACTTGGGCAGGAGAAGATGCCTTTGGTTCCTCGTAACCGTTTAATACCTTAAAAACTCCCTTAACTTCCGTACTTTCAACTCGCAAAGTGCCGTACTCATCTACTTCTTTTGCTTCATAAACCTCCATCAACTCTTTCCATTTAACACCTGTTGCGGAAAGGCTACCATCCTTCTTAAAAGGTTTCTTGGGCTTTTCTTTCTTTGTGTATTGAGGAACCTTTGGCATTACAGCCTCTAGGGCTTCCGTTGTTTCGTTTACAATTGCTTCAAGTTTCTTTTCTGATTCGAAAAGAAGTTCTGTATCAACTTCCCAACGAGTTTTCTCTTGCAGCCGAGCACAGTCCATCTTAAACATCAAGAAAGTAAGTAGTCGGTTAATATGTTGTTCTACAGACAAACCTCTCAATTCATCAATAGCCAACACCTCATCATCAGAGATACGCTTACCACCCACAGCACCTACATCAATTTCTGTTTTGGCTGTTGTGTATAGTTCAATCAAACGTTTCTTAAGATCCTTCCACAAAGCTTGGTTAATCTTAACGTCTTCTACCACACGATTTTGGTATACTTCGTAAGGTTGTTCCGACCAATCATCTACAGGAGGTTTCTCAATACCATACTCTTCGTGAAAAGTTCCCAAACCATGAGTTTTTCGTTCAGGATTCAAATACCAACTAAGAGCTAAGGTATCAATAAGCATCAGCTTAGACAGATCAATACCAAACAACTTTTCCATTAAAGGTACGTCAAATGAAATACCGTTATGCATAACGATTGGCACTTCATTCTCCATATGCCACTGAAAAAACTTCACAATCCTTTGTGATTCGGAAGAACCCCTAAAAGTCTGGATGTCATTTTCATTCATCTGAAAGCCAAGAACATGAAGTTTGGTTGCCTTATCAAGAAGGTTATCACTTTCCAAGTCAGCTACTGTTGCTTGCTTCCAGTTATAAATACTTTTCAAATCCTAACTCCTTAAAGTGAATCTCCTTCCCATTCATACTGAAGGAGCAAACCTGTATTAGATTGATACTGAGTTTTAAACTTATCTTCACCGCCAAACATTCGGTTTTTAATACACCCGATAAAGCTGTTTGATTTCAAATCACCTGAAGCATGTTTATTCCGCTCAAAACTCATCAGCAAAGGGAATGCCCGCATAATACCACGAGAGCCTGTGAATTGGGAAGCAAATACTTCACCACCATTCTCATGATCTTTTGCATCTTTACCCTTTGGCGGGTTCAAGTGGCTGTACACACCAATGTGAATATCAAGCTCTGCTGCAAGGTTGGCAATCTCAGAAGACCATTTGTTGATAAATTCGTTAGCTTCTGCGCTAGACAAATGATCTACCAAACGAGTCATGTTGTCAATCTCTACAAACCGAACACCATACTCCATAGCATTGTAGCGGATAGCTTTTACAATCTCTTCAATATCGAACCGATTGTGGGCAGCTTGTCCATCACTTTCCCACAAGAACAATTTACCTTCAAGGCTGTACGCTGTTTCAAGATACCGTTCTCGATTCTCTTGGTGGACACTTGGGATATGGTAAGGAATCCCATCAATCTTACCAGCAATATTGTAAAGTGTTGAGCGGTTTGGTTCCTCAAGTAGAACAGAAAACACTTTCTCTTTGTGTTCAATAATATTGTGTGCAGCTTTCATATGAGACAAAAGAGTCTTGCCAAGGCCAACACCGGCACCCGTACAAGTAGCTTCACCCATTCGCTGAGTGCAATTCATGTCTGTAAGTGCTTGCCAAGGATAAGCAAACCCCGGTTCAGGTGCTGCATCATCACGACCCAACACTACAGAAACACCTACTACACCTTCAGTAGTAGGTTTTGCACTTTTCCAAATACAGAAATCTGCAAACAAATCCCCATCACCCTTCAACAGAGCTTCGTTGGCATCTTTAGCATTTGTTGGGTAAATGTTTACCTTCACATTTGGAAGGATCTTTTGAACTTCTTTTGCAGCTTTCTTGCCAGCCTCGTCGTTATCAAATACTAGGACGATTTCCTTAAAGTAATTGTCAATCTCTTTACGCATACGTCCGATTGTAGTTACAGCACTTCCAACACCATGAGGCAAACTTGTTACAGCAAACTTATTGTATTGACTCTTACGTTTGGCAGCATGAGCCTCAAGCATCATTTCTAGGGCTCTGGAGTCGTATTCTCCCTCACAGATGTACAGACGAGGATTAGGTCCGTTTGCATTTTTCTTGGCAATTTCCCAGTTGAATAGATCAGCGCCTTTGATATCGCCAACAGACCACATTGCTTTTTTATCAAGCATAATGGATTTGTAGCCCATCAACTTCCCTTCAAGCGTATAGGGGAAATTAAAGGTAAATGGTGTTTTGCCGTCGTACTCACTATAAGCTAATTTAATGCCAGCACGAGCAAAGTATTCTGGTGCAATACCTCGATGTTCATCACGAGGAGATTTCAGATTACGAATCTCTTGGATTTCCTCATTAATCTCATCTTCTGTTTTACGTTTTGGTGGTCGTGGCTGTTTACCGTTATATGGATCAAAGACATATGCCTCCAATCCCTTCGCAGCACACGAAAAACAGTATCCAGTAAAAATATTCTTCCCATCATCATAAAATACTTGCAGACCTTTGTCCGAAGTACAATGCTCAACATCATGTTTAATTCGTTCTACACAAGCCAATTTAAACTCTCCAATTTAGTTTTTGATTCTAAAGCCCAATGGCGTTTGAACGAAGGTGAGCTTGTCTCACCCCTCCCACCCATTCAATTTATTTTCCATCTCACTTAATTGCTGCATATGTTCATCAATTCCTCTCCTGAAACACACTCTCAACATAATCTCCCCAAGCATTTTGGTAAGTAGTTCTTTCGTGAGTCTTTGGTGTTTGCATAAATTGACTGATTGTGGTGCTTCCTTGTGTGTCCATTAACTGGCTTAGACAATCATGACAAATATAACCATGTTCGTAACTATCATAGTCACACATAATATTCTCACAACCTTGTCTGTCACATGCTAGGACACCCATTATTTATTCTCCAAAGCTTCAAGCTCCCTAACCAACTCTTGTTTACGTTGCTCTTTCAACTCATCACTGACCATTGCTTTATATTTATTGAACAAAGGCCAGAAAGCCTCATACACAGCTTTAGAATTATCTTCACGAAAATACAAAGCATTATTCATTGTATCAGAGAAAGCTGTACCATACGATTTCAGCTCTTCAAAGAATGCATCAAAGGTTTTCTTAGGATAGCTCTTATCCCATAAACCATCTCCACCAAACGTGTAAGCACCACAAGGAAAGCTAATCTTGAACAACCATTCGTCTTTAGGTTGCTTGCCATTATCTGAACATCCGATAGTGCGACCATGCTTTTCACCAAACAGACTCAACCCTGTCCAGTCATCGTAGACATTCTTTACACGCAGATGTGTACCAGACTGAATACCCTGAAGAGGAATACCGAAGCGTTCACTCACCTCAAGAGCTTCTACAATGGATTTAACATGTAGAGGAGATAAGGTCACACTCTCACGGTCAAATGCTTCAGAGTGCTTCTTAACCACTTTCAAGAGGTCTTTATATGCTGCAATTTTATCGTTCATCCCATCTCTCCCACAGCCGCCATTCTTCGAATAGCCTTCGCTGCATAGCATTACATTAATAATTCATTCAAATTTATTTGCTTACACGTCTAAGCCCTTCAGTCACAGCATCTTGTCACATTGTTTGTGAGGGGTCAAGAGGCTTCAAAGCTTATCCACAGGAATCTCAATGCCGGCACGATCATACAAAGATAGCTCAAACAATTTCTTACAAGTAAAAATCTTACTGCGAATGGTGCTTGCCCCTCCGAGTAGAAGGGGAGAAGTCTCTTGACGAAACTTGTGAGTAGCAATTGGGCTACCAAATTCATCGGGGACGCCAAACCATTTAGCCAATTCTACCACGTATTTGTGGTGCATGTGTTTACTGATGCCATTACCTTCACCCCAAGATTCAAGACAGAAAATCTCCTTACCTTTCTGTTGTGCGAACTTAATTTCCTTGAGGGTGGATTCTCCAAGATAAGCAAAGGGATTGATCACAAAGATTGCATCAGAATTGCTAATCTTGTCAAGGTGTACTTGGTCAAGAGTTTTCTTCTCTTCTTCGTTATACCAATCTTTACCTTCTTCCTTTTGGCTTGGGTAAACAGACAACGTATAGACTGTGTGTCTATACAGTGACAACATTTCATTCCAGAATTTAAAGTACTCTTCAAAGCGAGCACTGCCACAGATTGTAATTTTCAATTTATTTCTCCATTTCGTTTAGGTTGTGTCTTACTCGATTGGTCTCAGTTTACACGCTCCTACTACTATGTCAAGCAATGATTTAAAAATATTCTCTAGGCCCTCAATTCAGGGAAAACCCCCTTGGGCAAATTCATTTGGTAGATTTATCTACACTCTGTCAGAAGATTTTTCGAAAGGGTGTTGACAGGGGTTTGTGATGGAGGTAGTATTGGCCTACATTAAGTGAGGAGGTTGTCATGAAATATGTTTACGTTGTGTATCGAGAAACAAAGCTTACACTGGACAAGGCCCACCACATGACAGATTTTATTTGTGCGTATGGGAATGAACATATAGCCAAGGTGCAAGCCTTAATCTTACAAGTTAAAGACGCTGACTGCAATATCAGCTACCACGTATCTGAAGTAGTGTTAGAGGATTAAAATGAAAAATAAAACAACTGGTGCAGGTCATGAAATGACGCCTGACGAGTGGAGTGTCTACCGAGCAAATGTGTATGAGTGTTTATTTTACAATAATAAGAAGTGGACATTTGAAGGTCAGTCAATGTTCTTCAATGGTTCGTTAGTACACTACTCTGATTTTATGAAAGCTAAACGAGGGAGTCTGTAAATGAAAATTAGTATCTGTAAAGGGATTGGTCACTGGTATTGGAAACCAAAATGGCTGAATATCTACACCTACAAGGATTCGGGCTATAAGACGTATCATTGGGGTTATTGGAATTTGAGTATTTACAAATGAAAAAGAAATTCAAAATAATCGACACATCCACGGGACAGAGGATTAAGCTAAAAGAGGGAGAGATGATTGTCATGAACTCACAGGGAATATTTTTCATTGTGGGGAATTTTATGGATTATGATACGTATGTCAGGAAGCTTTCTGATGTGTGTCCTAGATACAATGTGGAATGGAAGGGGGAAGAGTGATGTCAGATAAAGAAATTAAGCTTAAGGTTATGAAACTAGAAGGTGTAGATACATTTATTTACCATGTTAACGGAAAAGTAACAATTGAGGCTTTGGTTGATATAGAAAAAGAACTCCTAGAGTATGAAGAAGAAATTCTTGAGCGCGGAGACGGTTTATACCTCCTAACCTGCAATCGTAATGAGGGTGAGTACACAGACTATGGGCAGTGTATTTACGAACCTTATTGGGATTTGTATGTAGAAAATTATGAAAAGTTGGAAGAATCGAAATGAATAATCTTAAAGCTTGGTACGTTACACATCTACACTCAGGAAAGAAATACTCTTCTGTTGTCCTTAGTGAATCTCGCTACCTTGCATCTACATACGTTGAAGGGGAAGTATTGAATGTTGAGGAATCTTGGGGCAAACCTATCCGAGAAAGTGGTATTATCAGTAGCAGTGGCTGGGCTATTGGATTCTTTGACAACCACACAAAGAAAGATTATGAGGTTAGTGAAGAGTGGCGACAGTATTTGATTCGTAGACATTTTGATGATGGGATTGAGGATTAAACATGGAAATCTCTAACGAAGACCTAGATGAACTTCTAGGCTGTATCAGTTCTCTAGCTGATATGTTGGAACCTTACTACAAACAATGTAATGGTGCGGATGAAGCCAATCAAATTCTTGAGAAATACCGACGTAGGCAGCCGTATATCACAAAGAGTTACATCGGTACAAGTTGTAAGATTTGTGGTAAGACGTTTGAACGTTCATCTAAGAATAAGTTGATGGATGCTAACCAACAAGACGGAGCTTCGACAAATCATCTGATTACGTTTCATGGGATTAGTGATCATAAGGAACGTAAGAAATATAAGGAGCAGTCTAAAGTGATTGTCAAGCATTGGCATACTTATCAAGAATATCTTGATTCCTTGTAGGAATGCATTTCCCTGTTTTGGATAAAAACATTTCATGTGAAAATGCTTGCAATACAGAAAAGATTAGCGTAATATTGATTCATGTCCTTCTTCTAAGCGAGAGCAAATTAGAAAGTCATCGTACAGAGTTTGTCGGGACTACAACGCTTGGCTCTGTATTAAAACGTGTAAAAGGAATGGTACTAGACACAGCCGTAGCTCGTAATCTGGAATCGGCGTACTGGCTCCCGCGCAAGGGGAGAATGACAGATAAGAAAGACAGCTTGCCCTGATTCTTTCTCCAGCACAATATTCTACCTATGGTGTATTGGGAGTTGCCAACATGCAACTATCTAACCTCGTCTGAATTAGGAAGGGACATTTATTGTCTTTTCATAGGGCAGTGAAGGAAGGGTCGGATGTGAGCCTATATGTTCTCTAAGCAGTGTCAGCCGAAGGGTTGACAGAAGATGATGTTTATCTTTTAACTGTATGGGAATATATAGGGTAGCTCTATCCAGATTTCTTCCTGAACTGATTAGGAAGTGTAATACTTATATAACAATTAACTTAAATATAACTAACCACTAAGAACTATAGGAACTGTAAGTGATGATAAGAGAAAAGAATGATAGATCTAAAACAAATACAAGATTCAAGAAAAGCTTATGTTTATATCTGCTATCTCCACGGTAATCCAGTCTACGTTGGTAAGGGAACAGGAAAAAGATATTTACATTGCAAGTCAGGTAGAAGCAACAACTTCCAGCTAAATCAAGCCTTGTTTATTCATGGTGTTGATTCCCTCAATGTGCAAATCCCATGTTACAATCTCTCAGATGATGAAGCCCTGTATATAGAACGAAAGCTCATTAATTCATTTCTTGATGATGGGTACGAGTTATTCAATTGTGATATTAAAAGCTTATCTTTTATTACCTCTGCTGAGTTCTTTGGTTTTACAGACATCAGTACAATTCCTGACTGGGTAACAGAAGAAATAAAATAAATTTCACCAGCTCTCTTGACGGAGGGCTTTCTGTTGCATAGAATAAAGGCTGCTGTAGTGCTTTTATACAGAGAATTTTGATTATGAATTTCCTCAAGATCTTGTTGACACCATATCTGACGTTGGTTATTATCCTGAGAGTGAATTTGACATTAACAATCTAGACTTGGAGTATTTAAATGATCGAAATCAGTAAACTAAAGAAAAGTTCTCGTATTATTCGTCACTGGACTGAAGGAGAAACTGAGACAAGTGATTTTATCATCACCCAGATTGTAGAAGATGAGGAACTTGGTTGGATTGCTTATGTGGATTGGTCCGACGACGATTGCAGCACAACAATCCATGAAGCTGACCAACATAAATATGAATACGGACGTAGACGAAATGATCGTCGTCCTAGACATTGGATAGAGATTAAAGAGGATCTGAATAAATGAGCCGTCACAAACCAACAGAGGTTTACGTAATCCGGGATGTCATGACAGGTGAACTGATTAAATTCGGCTCTAAATGTGGTTGGATATCAGAATCAGCAGCTAAAGTTGCTTTCAATATGCACATGAAATCTCATTTTGGTTTGACCTACATGGATGACACTAGAGGTCTGTATGATGGTCAGGATGATTTTAAGATTGAGGAAGTTTACTAAATAAACCTCACAGGCCGCTTGACGGCCTTTTCTTTTGTCTGTATTATTCTCACATCAGCCATTCACATAGAAGACTTCTCATGACAAGAATCAATGTTATCGCCCCATCTGAATTGCACAATAAGCACTTGATGGGAGAAATCCACGAGATCACCCGTGTGTTTGGTCTAGTCCGCAAAGCACAGGATAGGAAAATTAACAAATATAATTTCAAAGACAAAATTAAGCAGCCATCAGCTTACACAATGGGTACAGGACATGTTTTATTTATGTATGATAAGCTTGACTTCATCACCAAGAGATATTATTCTCTGTGCAATGAAGCTGTCAGTCGTGGCTATAAAGTAAATCCTATTGAGAAAGACAGTTTGATTGAAGGGATCAATAGCTGGTGGTTTGGAGATTTCATCCCTACACAAGAAGCTATTGAAATTAATCGTCAACGTATTAATGAGCGTTTGGGAGAAATGAAATGAGCACACTGTTAGACGAAGCTATCAAACAAGCGGAAGCAGCCTTGCAACAAAACAGCTCTAACAAGGATTTGATTTACAGACTCAACCTTTTAAAGCAGTGTAAAGAACAGGGTGCAGTCTTGCATACGGACGGCTATATCCGATATCCAAACAAACCTACTCTCTTGGGATATGACTAATGCTAAGCGACTCTTGGTTCAAGAAGTGGTTCCCTGAATTCTTCTCCAAACCTCCAGTATACCAATGGTGGGAGAAATACAATTCCAACAGACGCCTCAACGAAGAAGATAAGCAATTCCTCTCATACTACACAGAGGAAGAATATCTTGCATTGTTCCCTGAATATTGGTATGTTGGTGCAAGGTATAAGACTACAGTGTTGGATAGCTTGTTGAGATTGAGGCACTGGCAGAAGACAGGATTCTGGGAATATTTTTATACAGAACGTAATCCATCACTTTATTGGGAGTATTTGAAAAGTGAAATACTACAGTCATGAAACAATACGCCATCTTACTGGAGGTCTTCGGTATGTTTGGGTTACTTATAAACATGAGTCACTGGATATCTATAAAATTGAAAAGGAGTTGTGGTGATGAAAGCACCAGATAAACTATACGTCGTAGTCTGCGATGAATGGACAGGAACACGCTACAATCGTTCTAATGTAGGGGCATACTCTACTCAAGACACAGCTAGTATGGCAGCACGGAGTATGCAAGGGAATGATAAAACGTCTGATATTGAATATTGGGTAGATGAAGTTGAATTTTGTGAGGTTTGGAAATGATTAAAATAGCTAAGAAGTTCTGGTTCGTAAAGGGAGTTAATCGAGAAGATGAGCTTTCTTACATGTGCCCTTATGAAGAGACTAAAGAAGGTGAACCACTCTCCAATGTTGCTAAGATGCAATCGACTGGACGTAGTTGGGCAAGTGTTGGTCCTCAGAAAGTTTATAAACTCAAAGAAGGTGCTAAAACTTCTTATGACTATGAACGGGATGAAAAGAACAACGTAATTGTTGATCATATTATTCCTGCACAAACTGGCGTTGAGGAAATCTGTGATAACACACCAACAACAGGCTTCTATGTTGGTAGCTCTGTCTCTCGTTGGTCTACATCAAACAAATTGTTTCGTGTAAAAGATCCTCGGGGTTTCACTGTAGAAATCCCAACAGACAACTTGGCAACTTTGTTGCACCACACAACTGTGGTTAAAGGTGTTGTACAAGAAGCGTGCTGCTGGGGACGTGAAGGGAATAATCATATCCTCTTACCTGTCAACTCAGAACCTTATTTGCTTACACTTAATCAGATGGACACACTTCAGAATAAACTGATCAGTGTTAAGGATTTGAAAGTTGGTGATTGGGTGAAGCTCTTTGAGAATGACAACGAATACTACTATGCTGGTAAACTGAAAGGTACTTGGGCTATTCGAGGTTATATCACAGGAGATTATTGGGATAGGAATCGACAGACTACTTATTCTGAATGGGTTAATATTCAAGATGAAAAGTGGATTGAAGCCTTCCTACGAAAACAAATTTATTCAGAAAAGACTTCGTATTCTGTAGAAAAATTCTCTAAGCCTAAGATTGTAGAAGTTGTACGCCACGAACCTTTGTCACTATCTGTTGACGAGTATTCGTGGTACTGTCCTCAACGTGTAGAAAATAAAACAAACCTCTATGATCGTTGGAGGCATTTGGAACGTCAATTGGTAAGTATAGAGGAAAAGAAATGAGCGCAGCAATCAAATGTGAAGGCACAGGCTGTAACGCCAAAGAATCTTGCGAAAGATACACACGACCACCTTTGCCAAAGTATCAGGCTTATCTGTGCATGGTGGTAGCTTGCAAAAATCCCAACGACGGATGTAAGTGGTTTATTTCTAATGGTTTGGAAAATTCTGTAAATCCAGCTTGACAATCCCTCCACAACAATCCACAATAGAAACACAGAAAGACAATATTTATTAGGAGAATGTTATGAGCGCTGTAAAGAAGAAAGCTGTTGTTTCTAAACGCCCATCTGCTGAACAGATTCAGGATGCAAAGCGGTGGACATCATTCGTCAAGGCTTCTGGTCTACCTTATGATCAGCTTAGTGAAGAATGGCTTGATTTCTTTTCAGCCCAATCTGATCCACAGTCGGCTAGCACAGAACTTGTTCGGCTTATTGATTTTGCAATCGCACAGGATGAAAGATCATGATCACTTATACCATCAGCATAAATAACATCCCAAAAGGCTCTATCCAAGCCAATTCTCGCAAGGAAGCTGTTATCCTTGCTCAAGCATATAAGACACATTGTATGCAGAGAATTCATGTAGAAAAACAACAGAGTTAGGTGACCCTATGAACGAGTTAACTGAATTGCTAGAACGGCTCAGAGAGTGCGAATTCGCCTATAAAACAGCTAAAACATCGCTTGATGGGAGCAATGCACTAATTATTGCAAAGCAAGAGTTGAAAGAAGCTCGCTATAACTGGCTTAAAGAATGTGAATCACATATTCTTGAGCATGTGATTAAGAAGAATTCAGATGTACACGAGTTTTCCAATGTTTGATGTCTGGGGCCTAGTCGAGGGCGAGTGGATCAAAGGATTTGAAGTAGGGATTGATGCTAAGACAGGATTATATGTTTTCTTCGTTGGTGATAATGTACAGCAAAGATATTATTTGAAAGAGAATGAACTAAACTATTCTAAGGAGAAACCAGAATGACCACTAAACGTGAAGATTTGATTGAGTGGTATGAAGATGCCTTTGATGACTATGGTGAAGCTCTCCAGAATACTGTTCAACACTTTTGGGAAGAGAAACACGGAGACAATTCGTGGGAAGAGTTTCATAATATTGATGGCAAGCTTAAAGTAAAGTTTTACTATGAGGATGAGCAGTGAAACCAATCATTTTATACTCAGCTACCAGACAAACTGTTCAATCTTACGACATGACTTTTGTGGTACAATACCAATACCCTTCTCTCATGGATATGATGTCTGTTAGGAATTCAGACATTCTTCTGAACAAACAAGAAGTGGAAGTGAAACATCTGCCTGTTGAAAGGTTTTGTTGGGGCAATAAAAATGGAGTTACAAGAGAAATCTTTGCAGCATTTGATGAGGAATTACGCGAACTTATAGGTTGTTCTCAAGATAAGTTTGAACGCGATGTCCAAGAAGCTACAGATAAACGTGTAAAGCATCAATATACTCAGTTGTTGGCGGTAAAAGATGACCATCAATCGTTGATCGAACTGTCTCCTTGGTGCAATATGGTTTGGGCAATTAAGAAGATTTGGAGAAACAAATGAACGCTAAATTCTCAGAAGGAGAAGTTGTAATACTCCAAAGTGTCCACTACCCAGAAGAAAATGGTGAGACAACTGTAATAAATATGCGTTTTCAAGAAAATCCACTGAATGCTTCTACTCTTAAAGAAATGGATAGTGGTTGGGTGTATACTCTTGAAGGCAAAACTGGAGAGTGGCACGAGTGTGCAATTCGTAAAAAACAGCAGCCGGGTATGCTTACATATGATCAGCTCATGCAATCATTGCGTTCACCAATCTACGAGGTGAATTAAAATGGATGACGATTTGGGATATTATGTGGCCAAGGGGATTGCTATTGTATTATTTATAATCATATTAGTATTTTTCCTAATTATTTTAATCTATAATCTTTCAGGAGCCAAAGAAAAGGAGGAAAATCGACAATTTGATTGTTTAGCTAAAGGAGGTAAAATGATCTATATCAGAGGCACTGGAAATGTGTGCATAAAAGGAATCATTAATCTTGAGGAGTAGCCACATGAATTTCCTAAAAGATTTTCTAAGTATTTTTGGCATAATTTTCTGTACAATATTAATTTTAGGTGCTATGTTTTTATTGCTGAAAGCTATTTTTGTATCATTTTCAGCATTTATTTCTACGATTGTGCTTGTATTTATTTTTTCGATGATTTATAGTGCAGTTAGATTTATTAATAGGAATTATTAGGAGAAGATTATGAAAGAGTTTATGGTTTTACGAAGTACAAAGCACCTTAAGAATCAATTCGTTTATGATGAGAGAATTGATGATTTTACAAAGCCATTCAAAGGGTCTTTCGAAGAAGCATATGCATTAATTGACTACTTAGTGTCCATCGGGGACAACGAAAAACACTTCATGGTTTATGAACTAACACCGTCTGGTGTGGTTTGGAGTGAAGAATGACCAACCCCCTGGAAATCCTAAAGACTCAGCTAGAAAAAGCTTTGGATGAGACAAGCGAGACAGAAGATTTTAAAGAAGCCCTGGTAGATGGAGTATACGCTTGTGGCTTGAACAGCGTGCTTTCTCTTGAAACTTGGCTGTCTACTTGGAATGGTGGACAAGATGTAGATTATATCTATGGTTCAGAATTTTCAAAAGAGTATCAGCAAGGTGTACAATTCGTAGAAGAAAAGTGGCACCAGATTACAGGAATGTTTTAAATGTGGTGGATAATCTTTGTAATTGTGGTATTCTGTCTTCTTATAGGAGTTGCCAGTGGTTGTGGTGATGATATTGATATGGATATTGGACAATGAAATTTAAACTTATTCAATGGGGTATTGAAAAATGGATGATGTGAAGCGTTACACGTTCAAGGGTGCTGCTGGGGAATACGTCTACGCGCCGAAATTCGACGCCCAACGCCTGCGCGCCGATACGGCTGAGGCTGTCGTGGCTGAGCGCGACGAAGCGCTGACTCTGGTCAATCGTGACCTGATCGAAGCACAGACCGCCGTAACTGGATGGGCGCGCAAGCATGCCGCCGCCGAGCAGCGCATTGCGGAGCAAGCGTCGATGCTTGAAGAAATGGCAACGGAGATGACACTGGCGATTTCTGATTCTCAGATACGTGCGGCCATGACCTCTATCGGTCGAACTCGGTTCTTGCAGATTTTGCAGGCTCATAACGCACGCGTTGAAGCCACCCTCAACCCCAAACCCGAGGCAGGAAGTCATGAGTAACGACATGCAGAAAGCCATTCAGGCTGATGAAGTAATGCAGGCAATGCGACCGGTAAACGGTGAAATGCGGGTTGTCTACGAATGCAAAGAGTGTGGACAGCTTCAGGGTCACCGGTTCATCCCGTTTGGTCTGGGTCGCGGTATGCACATCAATAGCTGCATGTGTCAACTCACCAGCCGCAACGTCGGCTTAACGCGAATTCTGGAGTGCCGACCATGACCAATAACCCAACGATTGACGGCGTGTCGCGGTTCTGGTGCCACGAAGCTCAGAACATCCGGTGCGTGCGGGAATCCGATTACGACGCCCTGCAATCCACCATCGCCCAGCTACAGGCGCGAGTTGCTGAGCTGGAGAGTGGGAGGGGTGAGCCGGTGGCGTGGATGACTGGCCCGATTGTATGGGGCTATAAAGTCGACGCCAATCGGCATGCCGATGCTCACGGGATGACGGTTATTCCACTGTTCACTGCCCCGTCAGCGCCATCCGCGGTGGTGCTGCCTGAGCAATTGATCGCGGCAATTCAGACCGAGCAAGAGCGCTTATCGGCAGAAGACTATCTGATGGACTCGGACGACTGCATCGCGGTGATTCGCGAGGTTGCCTGCCTCGACGCCACCGCTGCGCTGAATGAGGTGAAGAGAAATAACACAAAAATAATTATTTAAAACACCTTGATTTGTAGAATTGCTCAGATAAACTGTTAATCAGAGTAAACAAAAACTGACCCAACACTGGTACAACAGGAGCTAAACAAAATGAACGCAATCACCAGCAACATCGATCTGAACGTTTTACAAATCAAGCAAGCTATTGAATCCTTTCCTCAATCTGAAGCTCGTAACGACTGTCTAGGAGCTTTAGTACAGAGTAAAGAGACGCTAGAGAAATTTCTTGATGCTACGTTGTGGGTACCGGCTGATTGGGCATTTGATAACGATGAAGACAAGAAATATTATCAAGACAGTGGTAAAATTGAAGAAGATTTGGTGTGTAAAGGTTTGATTTACAACGAAAACCTTCCAACATTGAAATAATTTGAAATGAGGTGTTGACACGATCTACAAGGTCTCATAAGCTATCTCTCAAGGGGAAAGACTGGAGCAGCTTGCTAGGGCTATAAGCAAACTATTTCTTTACAATCTCAAGAGGAATACATTATGAAAACTTCTAGTGGTGTATACGGGAAATATTCAGATGTAGCTGGAACACGTGTTCGTCGAGTGTTTGATTCTCGGGACAATCACTAAAACTGATGATGGGCAGTACAGGGTGTTCCGAACCACTGATGGGAAGATTAGTGTCAAGAAGTATTTAGATGAAGCTTTTAAGACAATAAAGCGTGCAAACTGACCTGCCCTCAAAGCCTTCCTAACTGAAGGCTTTTTCTTTGCCCGTAAGAAAATAATTTAAGAAATATTGTTGACAGGCTGCTCTCTGAGCTATAGAATTCAAGACATCAAAGACAAACACACAGAAGGAGGTTTGAGATGAAGGTTAAATTTAACAAAATTTTTAAATGGGCGGTTTGTATTCTTTTAGGACTAGGTCTAGTGTTGCTCATTGGGTCAGCCATGGCTAGTTTTTATTCCGGTTGGGCACCTGTCCTAATGCTCCCTATTGGTATGGCAATTGGCTGGTGTTCGTCTTGCATAGCAGAACATTGGAGCGGCTATAAGTGAAATCAACATTCTCCAACCATATCGTCACACAGCTACGCTCAGTAGGCTTCACTGTACACAAATGTCCAACTGAAAAAGAGTGGCAACTGATGGACAAGGGAAGCGTTTTGCTGCGGAGTAGGTCATTGGGAGATTTGACGAAGAAATCAGCTAAAGAATTTTCACTTGATTGGAAATGAATGGTTGACTGCCTGTATGAAAGAGTTATACTTGTAATCAAGAGGAAGCAAAAAGCTTCCAAACCAAAGGAATACGGTCATGAAATTTCAAATCAAAGACACCCTTACCTCTGAAGTGGTTGCTCAACGTGGTACGAAAGCTTCAGCAGACAAATGGTGCAGCACTTTGAATGAACGTCTGAAAGGTCGTTACATCGTTGTGAAGGTGGTGTGAAATGATCAGGCTCAAATGCATTAAAGACGTCATTATGCATCCTACAGGTGAAGTGGCATTCAAGGCCGGACAAGAATATCCCTCTCACATGAAATCTAATGGCGACATTCAACAGTTCAAGAATAATACAGTTCACATCTTTTACAGTGTTGGACAGCAGGCGTGGACAAATTATTTCGAGTATGTTTTGGAGGATAAATCATGAGCGGTATGGCCCACTTCGTACACTTTATCTTAACGATGCTCACAGGTTTTATTTGGCTACCAATCTGGATCATCTGTGCCATCTGCATTGGTAGTGGTCGTAAGAAACGTGAGATGAGGATGAAAGAGGAAGAGCTTCAACTATTGCGAATTATCGCTAATCAAGCTAAAGGAGAGAAATAATGGAATTGGCTTTTATCGTGTATTGTATTGGCATCCTTCCGGGTATTGCAGCTTTCTTTGGTGTAACGGGTGGTATTGCCTTGTTGTTGCTTCTAGGTGCAGCTTTCTTCTTTACTGTGGATATCAGGTCATGGGATAGTAAAGAGACAGTTGAATACAAGAAAGCTGGGCGGCGTAAAGCCTTGCGTTGGGTTTGGCTACCTTTGTTGTTCATTCTGTTTGCAAAAACTATTCCAAGTGAGAAAACTATGTAAAGGATGGTGGTTGCATATGCTGGACAAGCTATTGCACAGACACCACAAGCACAACAGATTGGGAATGATGCTGTAGACGTGTTGCATGAATTGCTGGCTAAGGCTAAGCGTGAATTGAAAGATGATGAAAAATCTGCAAAATAACTGTTGACAGCAACACCCTTAAACCCTCATAATCTCTACATCGACAAGGTGTTTAGGTTTGAGGGTTTTATCATGTGGACTTCCAAAGGCAGATCAGGTTACGGTGATAGTACAATCGGTGGTGACTACGATTCGTGGGATGGTATCAGTCCTAACGGTAAGCAATACAAGAATGAAGCCACTATGGAAACTCGTAACTTGTCTGGAGCGGACTATTGGCATTGTCGTAAACAGAATCGCCCAACTGAAGAAATTCCTGCTTAACTGCATATGCTGAAGAATGGCAAGGCCAACATTGACATTTATGGTCAGCTTGACGAACCTAAGAAGGTTGTGTCTAAAGTAAGCATCAAAGATAAAATCCTACCTCAGTTTAAAAGGCTGCAAACGTTACGCTCACAGATGATTGATCTAGAGAAAGAATACAAAACCACAGACATGACGTGTGAAGAGTATTCGATTCTCAGAGATGTGATCGTATGCAAAATCGAACGTGCAGAGGTTCTCTATAAAAAGGCTACAAGTGTTCGTCCAATTCGTGAAGAAACAGAGGAAGTTAGCGAAGAAACTACCCACTCAAGCTGTGATGTAGACTACACAGACACAGAGGTAACCACTAGCTCTTGGATCGATGATTTGAGTGATAAAAATAGCCTAAAGAAACATATGAAAAAAGCTTTACAGGTAGCTAAGACATTGGTAAGATGGCACCACAAAGCAAGAAACTACATCAACGAATTGAAGGCGGTGTGAGATGAAAGAACATAAGCAAATGTTTTATTTTGAGACATCCAAGGTTCGTCCAACACAAGAGGACACTCAATGGGACGGTCATGTCTTAGCTTGGAACAATGGTCGTTGGATGGCAGTGCATTGGCTGAGCTTGAAGCTTATAGACAACAAAATGTTTGATGATGTCGCTGCCGAGGAATATCCTTACTGGATGCAGATGCCTAAAGCACCATCACCTAATGATAGGAATGCATAAAATGACAGCTCAAGAAGTGGCATTCCAACAAGCTTTTCACTTCCTTTCCCAAGGCATAGCTGCTAAACTCTGCCGTGACAATGGGCAATGGGTCTGTCTTCCTATGTCAGACATTACATGTGTTCCAATGTATAATACAAAACAGATGATTGAATTGGAGATGTTGAAATGAATTTTCAAGAGTGCAAAGCAGACTTTAGACAGAACCGTCAACATCATGAACGCTTAGGTCAAGCTTTCGTGAATGACTATATTAAGTGTCAGTGGCCTGATTTGTTTTACACAAACGATGAACACAAGGCAGAAGCTTTGATCATGGATTACTTAACAGATACACAACACTGGCCCAACATGCCACCAGAGAAAACCAAATGAACACCTACACACAAGACGTTTTCAAAGAAAACAAATCATTCCAAAAATATGGACGCAAGAGTGCCCAAGGGCCTCGTTCATCTAAGCGCAAGTGTGCAGACCACTATGACACAGGTGGTAAGGACAAGAAGCGAGGCTATAGCACTGAGAGAAATCTTAAGCGGAATTGGGAACAAGAGTAGCGAGACAAGCTCGCTGTCGTTCATGCGCGACTAGGCTTAAAAAGATAAAAGAAAAGCTTTGCAAAGGTTAGCTGTGTGGGTTATGATGATCCTACTCAAGCAAACAATTAACGGATACAAGACCATGAAAACTAAAACCCAAGCTTACAAGGAACCTAAAGCACTGATCGAAGCTCGTAATGTAGTTCGCTCCCTTGAGTTCGGTACAGATCAATGGGAAGCAGCTATGCAAATCGTTCGTGATCTTGTACAAGCTGAGACAGATGCTGACCAAGCACTTCTTAATCACCGTTGTGTTTTTGATAGAGATTGACTATGATCATCAGGAAATTCCGCAATCCGTGGTATACTCGGCAACTCTTTCAGCCTGAGTATTACCCAGTAAGGGACAACGAAACACCCATAGAGTACAAAGGTTATTATATCTTCAAGTACTCAAACCCTTGGATTGATGTTGTAAAATACGATGATATATCTACTGAATACGTTTGTGTCACTCAACGTGTAACTGTAAAGAATGCTGAACGATGGATTGACTCTCAGGGGGATCTATGAGCTATCAAGAAGGCACCAAATACAAACTCCAAGCCGACTATTATGAATCAATCATTCTTGAATGTAGTTATGTCGATGGCACTTATGCTTATCTGAACAATCCAGATAAGCAAGCTCTGTACACAAGCTATAAAGTAAGCCATAAGACCAAGAAGCTTTATGTATTCAATAAGTATATGGCTACGTGGGACAACATCGAAAACACCCTCTCTGAATACTCTGCTGAAGACATCTGGAGTAAGAGAACAGGGAATCAAACATGTAGTTATGATGGGATGAATCAAGAATGAGGACTTGGACAATTGAATATATCAATTATGAAGGACAAATGAAGTGGACGGAGGTCGAGACAGAAGATGAGGCTGATGAGAGCGATGCTCAACTAAAAGCGATCCTAGAGGATGATTCTTGGGGGGGGGGGGGGGGGGGGGGGGGGGGGGCTATTTTGTGTGGAGGAGTGGTGGGGTGTGGTATTTTGTTAGAAAAACCAAGATGTATTCTGTTTTTTTTTT